AAAACAATTTAATATACCAATTGCTGAAATGGAAGGTGTCAAGGAAAAATTAGCAGTTATTGCTAAGAAAAATTATCAACTAGTTGCTGCACAAATGTTATTTAATTCTATATTAGCAAATAAAGAAAAACCTCCTGTATTATCTGCTATAATGAAATATCAATGTACTGAATACGGTAGAGTTAGCATTAATAATGGTATGGACATATTAGGTGGTGCTGCAATATGCAAAGGTCCAATGAATTTCTTAGCATCATCATATACAGCAATACCTATTGCAATTACAGTAGAAGGTTCAAATACATTAACAAGATCATTAATAATATTTGGACAGGGATTAAATAGATCACACCCTTATTTACTTAATTTAATTAAAACAATTCAAGATAAAAATGACTTAGATAATTTCCATAAATATTTAGTAAAATTAATAAATCATACTAAAACTAATTTTGTAAATTCAATTTATAATTCAATAACCGTTAAATTTAAAACAAAAAATGATAATAAAATAGATTATTATCAAAAACATTTAGATCGTGTTGTTTCAAATTTTGCTTTATCTACTAATATGATATTACTAATGGGTGGTAAAATTAAAACTGCGGAATATATATCTGGTAGATATGCTGATATGTTATCTAATATTTATATGGCATATGCTTGCTTATGGTATTATGAAAAAAACAAACATATTAAAGATCTAGATATAATTTTAGATGGTTGTATGAATGAACATTTCATTAACATTCAAAATGCATTACACGAATTGTCAAATAATATACCATTACCATTAGTTGGTAAAATAATTAGATATAGTACCTATCCATTTGGCAAAGATTATTATACCCATAATGATGTTCTAACAACAAAGATATCTAATTTAATTACAAAAAATACTGAAGTAAGAGATTTATTAACAGAAAATGTCTATATATCTAATGATTTAGATGATCGTTTAAATCAAATAATGAGAGGATTACCATTATGTAGTAAGGCAGACTATATAAAAAAAATAAGTGATAATAAAGTTATATCTTATGAGGATAATTTAATAATTAAAGAAGCTGAAAAACTAAAAAATGAAATTATTAAAGTTGATAAATTTAGTAAATTAGTTAATACTCATTAACTGATTTTTCATGATTTTCAATAAAATCGATTCTTTCGTCAATTGTTAAATTAGCAATATATCTATTTATTTTACCAACAATGTTTATATTATTATTTAAATGATAATTATAGATTGCATTTTTTTCTTCAATATTTTTTTTTATATTATAGATTAATTGCCTTGACATTTTATTTTTGTTATTATCAGTAATTATATCCATATAAGCTTTGCTATCATTATAATATGACATTAGATCATTTTCAACCCAGGCATATATATTATTATCATCTGTAAAATCTAAATTATAAATGAAACCATTTTTTGAATATAGATCATATATTTCTTCTTTTTGTTTTTTATATTGAATAATATCTTTTAGTAATTTATTTTTATTTTCAGAAAATATACAATGTGATGTAATTTTATATTGTAAATCTTCGGGTAAATTGTTGTAAATATTCATTTTGTATAATATATTTTTTATTAAAAATAATAATCATTTTTTTTAAGAATAAAAAAGTGATTTTTATCACCTTTTTATTTTGTTTTTTTAGATTTTTTACTCCTTGCTAGCCTTCCATGCCTCTCCAACCTTCCTCATCAAGTCCTGACGAGAAAGTTCAGGGAACTCCTCCTTGATCAGAGGCATTTGCTCCTTCACAAAGAGGTTGTAGGCAGTCGGTTCACGCTTTTTCTTGGGTTCCTCGTCATCTGACTTCTCCTTCTTCGACTTCTTCGGCTTCTTCTCAGTCTTCACCTTCTTGTCAGAAGTGATCTCGTGATAAACCTGAGTAAGAATCTTACCAAGCTCGGCGCGAGTGTAGTCCTTCTCAGTGTCCACGTTGGTGGTGAACTGGTTGATGATCTGCTGAGTAGTGGTCATTGTTTGTTGTTGGTTGTTGTTGGTTGTCTGCTTGTTGCTTGCCAGTGGTTGTTGGTGATAGTAAGATTAAATCTAAGAATCAATTTTTTTTTAAATCAGGATTTTTCTGTACAAATCCAGACAAAAAAATGAAAGAGAAAATAAAAAAGTGATTTTGTTCACCTTTTTATTTTGTTTTTTTAGATTTTTTACTCCTTGCTAGCCTTCCACGCCTCTCCAACCTTCCTCATCAAGTCCTGACGAGAAAGTTCCGGGAACTCCTCCTTGATCAGAGGCATTTGCTCCTTCACAAAGAGGTTGTAGGCAGTCGGTTCACGCTTTTTCTTGGGTTCCTCGTCATCTGACTTCTCCTTCTTTGACTTCTTCGGCTTCTTCTCAGTCTTTACCTTCTTGTCAGAAGTAATCTCGTGATAAACCTGAGTAAGAATCTTACCAAGCTCGGCGCGAGTGTAGTCCTTCTCAGTGTCCACGTTGGTGGTGAACTGGTTGATGATCTGCTGAGTAGTGGTCATTGTTGCTTGTTGGTTGTTGTTGGTTGTCTGCTTGTTGCTTGCCAGTGGTTGTTGGTGATAGTAAACTTAAAACAAATAATCATTTTTTTTTCAAATCAGGATTTTTCTGAACAAATTTAGTTTTAATATTTTTTAAGTCTTTAAAACTAAATTCTATATTTTTATTAAATATAGAATTTAATTTTTCTAATAAACTATAGATATTATTATCAATATTTATATTATTATCTATATTGAAATTTGATAAATCTGCTATTATTATTTTATAATAACATTTTTCTAAATATTTCTTATTATTATTGATTATATATTTATATTTTTTGGGATAATTATTTTTAACAATATAAATAAAATTTATATCAATATCATTAAAATAAATATTATGTGAAAAATAAGAACTATATAATGCTAGTATAAATTGTGTATAAATATTGCTAATATTTTTTTCGCTAATATTTTTAATTTTATTATAATTATGCATAAATAATATAGACTGTTCATAGTTTAAATTATCAGATTCAATTATTTCTTCACAATCTGATTCGGCATTAATATAATCTATAAAATCTAGTTCATATTCAAAATAACAAATATAATCAATAAAATTAATAATATTTTTTAATTTCAAAGAAATATCATATTCATTTTTCAAATAATTATAATCCCAATTATGCATTTTAATTAAAAAACCGCTTTCATATGATTTAAGTAAAGTTTTATAAAGATTTTTATCACATTTTAAAAAACGTAGATCTTTATTTTTACTAAAATTATATAGTTTGTTTTTACTTAAATCAGTTATCATAAATGATTTAATTTTAAAATTATTATAAAATAACATTAATAAAATAAATATAATTAGTTTTTATATAACAAAAACTTAATTACCATAGCAGGCCAAGTTATAGTTAACAACACCAGCAGGATTTCCTGGAGCAAAACTATGAGTAGCATTACCTTTTGCCCAATTATCAATAGTACTAGAAGGATCAATATCTAAATTTTTGCTATCTGGTTCAACAGTATTTTCAAGAGGTTTTTCAATTAAAGGAACGTGATTATCTTTTGCTAACATTCTATAATTAACAGGAATTCTATCAAAAGTTTCTAATGCATAATCTTGTGGATTACAATGTAACCATTGCCATCTGTTTACACCAGTACATCTTAATGTATTAGAAGGATTAGATAGTCTTGTAGATTCTTGTGGTGTAAAACAATCTCTTGGATTTGTATTTCCTGGTAAACTGCATTTACTTTTTTTTTCATATGTATTAGGAATATAACTATCTTCGTTGCATTTAGAATTTTTATAGTTCAATCCTTTTAATTCATTAGAATCATCAACTGAATCAGTTAAATTACATAAATTTTTATTATATTGTTGATATCTTAGTGCAGGATCAGGAGGAATATCTTTACCACAATCAGTGCAGTCATTATTAGGAACATTTAGTGTGTATAAACCTGGTCCAATACTTCTTTTTAATTTTTCTTCATAACTACATTGATCATATATTAATCTAGTATCATTGGGGTTGCCAGTATTCATTAATTAATATCTCTAATAAAATAAAAATATTTTTATTATAAATAAAAAAAAATTTAACAACTACTTATTTTCATCTTTGGTGGTAAAGGAATAGATCTATACATAATTGATTGACAAGGCGATAAGTGTTTCATTGTTGTATCAATTGGTTCTGTTTTATCATTTTTAATCATATTATCATTTGTTGGAATATAATAATTTGTTCCACATTTTGAAATAAATCTAGTTTGACCTCTTAATTCACTTTCAAGATCTACCATATTTCCTTGAATATGGGAAACGGATGTACCACCTATAAATCCTAATTGATGTCTGCATTTATCTTTGTGTTCATATCTGAAAGGTGTTAAAATATATCCTAATGTATTGACACTTTCTTCTAAATTTTGCTTATATGAACAGGTATCATATTTTGTTCTATTAAAACTCATATCTATTTTAACATAATAAAATATTTAAAAATATTTACATTTTTTGTTAAATTCACTTCTATTTTTATACGAACGAGTATCTTCTCCACCATTTACCCATTCTGGTACAATATTATCCGGATTTTGCATTTCCTTCATAAAATCCAATAATGGATAACCCATATTAAATTGTTTTTCCATAATACTTTTTTTACATTTAAAAGGATTAGTATCATTTCCAGCCAATACTTCTAATTCTTTATCAATATTACCTTGAGCTCCTTTTAGTAAAGGAGGTGCTTGGAATACTCTTTCAAATAATTGTATTTGACATCTATCGTGTGTTAATGATTTTGGATCATTTCTTAAAGAAGAATAATTATCAATTAGATAATCATCGGCCAAACCATAACCTGCTTTACCTCTTAAATTAGCGTGATCTAATCTAAAATCAGGTAAAGATCCATATTCTTTATCACCATTATAAAATGAATGATAATCATATAAGTTATAATCAGATATTTCTTTATTATTATTTTCTTTAGCATTTTTCCAACAAGTATCAGAACAAATATTTGTTCCCATTTGATATTCTTTAACCTTTGACATTATTGATCTTTCTATATAAATAATTTATAAAAAAATAAAAATAATTTATAATTGTTTATTGAATCTTGATTACTCTATTAGTATTTGAACATCTTACAAAATTATTTTTATCAAGTACTACAATTCCATCATTATATCTTTCAAATTTTTCTAAATCATTAATAACTTTATTTGTACCAAAATAATTATGAGATACTACAAAATTTTCTGAAATATTGTGTCCTAATGTTACACAAATTGTTGAGTCAATATTAACAGTATGATTACTGTCTAATACTAAATTATATACATATTCGCATTCATATTCAGTAATTTTCCCTAAACTCATTGGAAATACCCATTCATTATTTTCTAAAATTGGATGATATGGTGTAATAATTAATTCATTATTTATTTTTACCATATCACTTTTATTATTATTACATTTATATTTTACAACACATACAACTTTACTTTTACAATTATTTTTTCCAATAACATAATCACCTTTAGAAATATCTTTAATTTTTTTAGTTTTATTATTATCGGTTAATACATTCGCAGACTCGTGAAAACATCCATTATTACAATTATTAAAACTTTGAGCAAATGTTTGTTGTCTATTATAACTTTTAGTATTATCTACATATTGATCATTATAACTATTTGATGGTGTAGGAGCAGGTAGATTTGTAAATATATCATCAATTTCATCTTTAATTTTATTAAATAATTTGCCTCCATAATTTTGAACACTTGTATCTTTAAAATTATTACATCTTTCATTATAATGTGCCGAAATAAATGACTTAATATAATTTTTACCCCATTTACTATAATAGTTATTATTAATTGCTAAAATAATTTGACTATTAAAATCTTGCATAATATCGTTATCAATATTACAATACTTCATTTTGAAATTATTTATATCAGTTTTAATTTTATCATAATCATTATTATCTAGTAAATTAATTAGTTCTAATCTTGTTAATTCTCTAAATAGTAAATTGTTATCGTAATTAATTGTAATATTTTTGTCAAAACCTTTTTGGCATATTCTATTTTCATTTGTAATTGTATTATAAATTAGTGAAATACAAATAATATTATCATTAATTAGATTTAGATCATTTTCATTAATTTTAAATACTAATTTTTTATTTAAACCATAATGCATAGATGATAATTTAATTTTATCATTTTCTAATTTATATCCAATAAATTCGATTTTGTTTTTAATATTTCCCGAAAGATAACTTAAATCGATGTATAAATTATTAGCAATTTGTGTTTTAATATATGCAAGAGAATGCATAAATATTGTTCCAACAAATCCACTATCTGGAATATATGAAAAGTTTCCATTTCCAATTTTTGCAATATTTACAAGTACATCTGTATCTAAATTTTGACCAAATCCATATGTATAAATATTGGGAGAAACTAGATTTATTTCTTTAATTTGATCAATTTTTCTTTCTAGAGTATTAATTAAACCTCTAGGTGGTAGCATATGTGTTGTTGGAATTCCATCAGTTAAGAACATAATATTTTTTAAAGAATTATTATCTTCGCTAATTTGTTGTAAAGCTAAATTTAGTCCAGCCCACATATTAGTAGCACCTTTTGTTCTTAAATTGGATACAAGAGTTTTAATATATCCTTTATTAGTATTTGTAATATTAACTAAAGGTGTTAAAACTTCTGCATCATTTGAGAATGTAATAATAGAGATTTTATCATCAGGATTCATTGATTCAATAATAGTAAGTAAAGCGTGTTTAGTAATATCTAAAATTGTAAATCCTACATCTTTTTGTTTACCATCCTGTTGGATATAAGCAGGACTATCCATTGAACCGGAAATATCAATTACACAAATAATATCAACAGGTGGTATATTATTTCCTTCAATTGGTTTAATATCTAATTCAAAATAAATATCATTATTAAATTTGAATTTATTAAGATTCATATCAACAATAATATCTTCAAGATTAAATCTATTAACGTTTGTTTGAACAATATCTTGAACTTCTGATACATTTGTAACATAACCTTGATTATATTCTGTAATGGCTTCTAATAATGATCTATTTGGTGCTAAATTGCTAATAGTTAAATAACTTCTTGTAATAGGTGAAGTATTATTTCTAGTTAACCATTCGTAAATAGCAGAATATTCATATGTATTTCCTTCATGATCAACATAAGGATTTGTCATAATATTGTGAGTAATAGGACATAAAAATGAAGGCGGAATAGCAGTAGTCATTATTGGGATATACTTAATAATTAATTATATAAATCATTTTTTTTTTATAGATAAAGAATAATTATCATCTTCCACTTTAATATCAAGCAAATTATTTTCACTTTTTGCCCTTATTTTGTTATTTTTTTTTGTATCTACTTCATTATAATTTTTATTAATATTTTCAATTAAACATTTTATTAATATATCATTGAAATTATTGTTATTATAATCATCTATATAATGTTTTTCTTGTTTAGTATTTAAAAATTCTTTAATTTCCCAAGAATTTTTATTTTGACTTGTACCAACTTTTTCTAAAATATGTTCATCGCCGTTTTTATATAATTTATTGAAAGTTTCAGTGATTCCAGAATTATCAATTTTATTATTATAAGATGTAAACCAAGTTTCATTACCAGATAAAACAGTATATTTATATTCGACCTTTTTAATTCCATTATTATTATTAATATTGTCGAATGAAAAGGTTATAGATGAGGAAGAAGAATTAGCCATATGTCTACTTTAATAAGTTTTTTATTTTTTATATATTCTATAAATTATCTCTAAGATCATTGTGTAAATTATTATAACAAGCAATACCACCTTCCTCTTTACAAGATTCTGGATCTCTATATAACCATTTCATAAATAAATCTCTATTATTTGGATTATTATTATTTGGTACATTATAAAGAATATGGAATAAATTATTTTTACCATAAATATTATAAGTATCGTTTGATAAACTATGATTTAATATTTTATCAATTTTATTTTTTACTTTTTTATTTGATATTGTACAAGTTTCAATATCATTTTTACAATTATTATCTAATACATTACGATTCATTAGTGGATTATTTTTAGTTGGTGCAATACATAATTTATTATTAATAATATCTAAATTGTTTGTATTTAAAAAAGATTCTTTGTTATCTTTATTTTTAATATAATAATTATAAACTATAATTGATAATAGTAATAATATTATAATAAATGCAACAATTTTAGTATTATTGAATAATAATGCTATTAATATTCCACTAAATAATATAAATCTATTAATTGTATTAAGTTTTTCTTCCATATTCATATTATTTTGGATAATCAATATTGGTTTAAATAATTCATATATATTTGATGTCCAATACATTTTATTATAGTAATTATATCTCTATATTATTATTGTATTTTTTTATTACTCTTTTTCTTGTTTTCGTGCTTCTAATTTTCTTTTTAGTTTTTTCTGTGCTGCAATTTTTTTATATCCCGCTTCATTAAAAGCATTTTTTGTTCCTTTTTTATTTCCCATATTTTTTGCCATATTTCTCATTGTATTTAAATCTGGCATATCATTATCGTTTTTATTACTCATTAAATCTGCAAACATACTCATCATATCTCCCATATTTTTTTGATTTGGTTTGTTATTATTTTGCTGATTACCAAACATTCCAGGCATCATTGATGCAAATTTCATAGCATCTTGCATCAAATTTTGCTGATTTAACTCACCATTAGATATTTTAGTTGCCATTTTTTGACTAACAGAAGATATAATATCCCCGAAACCACTATCGGGATTTCCTATACTCTTTAGAATATCTCCATCTTCACCAATACTTTTTTGTAATTTATTAATATCTACTTCTTCTAATATTTCTTTTGCAAGATTTCCTAAAGTAGTATCTTCCATTCCGCCTAAATTCATATCAATAGATTTTTTTATTTTTTTATGTTTAATTTGTAATAAATTTTTTAATACTGTTTTAAAATTATCAGATTCATCTTCCATATTTTCTAATTCTTCGTCATAATCGTTCTTTTGAAGCATATTTACAATATTTACTACTAAATCATCAGGAATATCTCTAGATAATATAAAAAACATAGATATGTAATGATGACAAACATATTCGTCTCGTAATATTTTTTTGATTTCTCCTAAAGTTATACCATTAAATATATTTAATTCACTATTATCATCTAACCACTTATTAGCCAAATCGTTATAGTCTTTGTCTTCTTCATCGGAACCTTCTTCTTTTTTTAATTTTATATTTTTATAAGAGTCGAAAAGTTCTCGAGTTAATATAGAATTGATATATATTGTATATTCGTCGCTATTTTTATCAAGAGTTAGATAATTTTCTTTAATTGTATTAAATGTTTTTTTTGCTGTTTTACTTTTATCTTTATGTTTTTTGGTAATTGTTTTTAATTTTTTTAATAAATCAATATAATATTGATTAAATATATTTATTCTAGTCATATCTATTACTATTTTTTTATAATATTCTTATATCATTTATAAAAAGTCTTTAGATCGTTGGTTCATTAATTCTTCAAGTGAAGGTAATTTTTTATCTATTTTATCATTAATTGATGATACTGGATTTAAATTAATTTCATTATTTTCAGAAGTATTATTTAAATTATCAACTAAATCCCAATTATATGTTTTATCTTTTAAAATTTCTTGATTATCGTCTACAAATGAAAAATTATCAGATAATGAAGTACCAAGAGTAAATGCTGATGGACCATTATTTTTAATATCATCATCTATATTAACATTTGATACAGAATCTTTTGATTCCTTATTTAATCTAGTATTATTTGTTGTAAATAATACTCCTCTATTTGGTAATAATAAATGATCAAATACTTGTTTTCCATATAATATATTTTCTTCATTAATTGTATCATTTAAAATTAAAGCAGGTACAGAATGTATAATTTCTTCTACTTTATAGTTATTAGCTTTTAGAGTATCAACAGATATTATTTTAATTATTTTTTCTTTATCGTGCTTTTCAATAGTTTCAAGTAATATATTACAATGTTTACAATTATTACTATATATTAAAATCATATATATTCTAGTTAATTTTATTTTAAATATTCTTAAATAAAATTTAATTATAATATAATGTATTATTTCAATAGAGATACTTTAAATGGAGCTACAAAGAGGTGATATTCCATCTGGATATTTTAATTCAACTAATTGGGAAAAGATTAAAAACAAGGATTTATTAGTTAATAAACGTTCTTCTTTATCTAATTTAAATTCTAATTATTCATTTTCTAGTGATTATGCAACTATTTCTGATAATACATTACTAAATAATAATACTGAGGAAAAATTAACTCATAATAATATGCAAAGATTTTTAAAAAAATGTGTAACACAAAATGTAAATACAGATAATTATATAGCTGATAATAATAATTATAAATTTCATAGGGAAAAAGAGGAAGTTTTAAAAGAAGAATTTTTTCAACCGCAAAAAAATTTAGAAATAATTAATGGTTCAACTTTTAATTCCAATTTGTATAATAATAGAATTCAAAATTCTTTAACACAAATTAACAATAATGTAAACCCTATTGAACCTATAAGAGTTGGTCCAGGTTTAGACAATGGTTTTAATAATTTGGGTTCTGGAGGTTTTCATAATTATAATTCTCAAGTTTATTCAAAACCTAGAAATATTGATGATTTAAGAACAAAAACCAATCAAAAAGAAAGACATTTTAATGTAGATTATCGTGCTCCAGCAAAATCATTTGAAAAAAGAGGAGTTGCTAATTCATTTGATAAAAATAGACCTGAAAAAGTATATGAACAATCTGAAAATAACTGGTTTAAAACAACTGGTGCTAACTTAAAACAAACTAATAGAAGTATTGAAAATGTTAAAGCGACAAATAAACAAGATTCACATGTAGATTATCAAGGTTCAATTAAATATACTGATCCAGGCATTGGCGATGATGATAATTATGGCAAAGAAAATATTATGGTATATGATAATGAACGTCAAACAACTGAACAATGCAATGAAATATCTAATTTAACATCAATAGTTAAAGCAATTGTTGCACCTGTAATAGATGGTATTAAATTTACAAATAAAGAATATACTATTAATGCTGCTAGAGAAACCGGAAATATTAAAGGACACGTTAGTAAGCCAACAACTTACGATCCTGTTAATCACGTAACTAAAACAACTGTTAAAGAAACAACTATTCATGATTCTCAAAATACTAATTTAACTGGTGCAAAAGAAACTTATTCTGCTTCGCAAGATGATGCTAAAACAACAGTTAAAGAAACTACTATTCACGATTCGCAAAATAGTAATTTAACAGGAGCAAAAGAGACTTATTCTGCTTCGCAAGATGATGCTAAAACAACAGTTAAAGAAACTACTATTCACGATGCACAAATATCTAATATTAAAGGGGAAAAACAAAACGTATATGTTGAATATGATGATAAAATGAAAACAACTGTTAAAGAAACTACACCAAATATATCAAATGTTAGAAATATTGGCAATGTTAAATATGTGACATATGTTTATGATCCTGATTCAATTGTTAAAACAACAGTTAAAGAAACTACTATTAAAGGCAAATCAGAATTTGGTTTCCTTGGTGGTTTATTAAATAAATTAGTAGGTGGATACTTTAATAAAAATATAGAATTAAATAATACTAATAAACAATTCACTTCTGAATACTCGACAATTGGTCATTTCTCTTCTATAAATGATCATAAACAAACAAACAGAGATGCATATGAAAATGCTGAAATTGACGATACAAGAGAAAAAATATTAATTGCAGCAGGATATACACCAAATCCAGGTAATATGAATGTAGGTCTTGATTCTAAAAATATTAAACTTGATACAAATAAAAATATATTAGATAAGAGCGAATATAAAACAATTTCTAAAGTTTATCCATCAAATAATAACTATTCTGAATTAAAATCTAAAATTACAAAAACAAATCATTATGACAATGCTTACAAAGATAGATTAGATAGTAATATAATGAATTCTCTTAAAACAAATGAATTAAATATTCAAATTAATCCAATTGTTTAATTTTTTATATAAAGATATTAATTAATATTATTAATAAATGCAAGGATTAGTTGATACTAAAAAAGAATATATAAAAAAAATTCAAGATACAATTTCAATACCTATTGCTGAAAAAATAAACAGTTTATTTCAATTATCAGTTGAAAATAAAACTGGTTTAAAAGGATTTCAAAACGAATTAAATTTAATAAAAGATTGGAATAATTTTATTATTGATAATGAATATAATGATATCTTGAAAAAATCAAAAGTAAAAAAATTAGATATTATTTATAAACATACTATAATTAATAGTATTAAAATTAAAATTTATGAGTATAGAAATTATATAGATAGTGTGGATATAAAAATTAAACCAATAAAAGATTTTATTCATTTGTGTTTTATAAATGTTGCAGTATGGGTATGGAAAAATCCATATTTATATGTGGTTAAAAATCTAAAAAAAACAGAAATTCAAAATAATTACAATATAATTGAAAAAAATATTCAAAAAATAGTTAAAGATACTATAAGACAATGTACACCAATAGATGATATAATTGAACAAATAGAAGAAAAATATAATTTAAATAATTCAGAAAATTTAATAACACAATTCAAAGATGATGAAAAAGGATTAACTGGAAAAATTGGTGATGTTTTAGCAAAAAATGCTCAACGTTTTAACAATTTTATAAATAAAAAAGATAATAATGTTAAAATTGAAAAAAAAGAAGGATTTCAAGAACCGGTTGAAAAAGAAGTTAAGGTAGAAAATATATCTCAAAAAGAAGGCAATATAGAAAAAGAGAGAGATAGTGAAGAAGGTAGTGAAGAAGGTAGTGAAGAAGGTAGTGAAGAAGGTAGTGAAGAAGGTAGTGAAGAAGGTAGTGAAGAAGGTAGTGAAGAAGGTAGTGAAGATGGGGATAAAGAAGTAGGCGGAGATGGGGATAAAGAAGTAGGCGAAGATGGGGATAAAGAAGTAGGCGGAGATGGAAGTGAAGAAGGCAGCGAAGAAGGTAGTGAAGAAGAGAGCGAAGAAGGCAGTGAAGAAGAGAGCGAAGAAGGCAGTGAAGAAGGGAGCGAAAGAGAGAGCGAAGAAGGGGGTAAAGAGGAGGGCGTAGAAGGGGGGGATAATAAAAACAAAGAAAATGATAAATTTAATAGTGAAGTAATTGTTGTAAATAATGATAATAATACTAATAGTTTTAAATCAGATAATTCATATGATAGTTCATCACAATCTTCAGAGTATTCAGATAGTTCAAATAATTCGGATGATAATATTGATGTAAAAAAATTAGAAATTAAAACAAGAAAAAAAATATATTAAAAATATCGGTAAAATGCGAAATTTTAAAATAAATTAATATTTAAATATATAATAGGTGTAAATGTTGCGTAATTATTTATCATTAATAATTGCAGTATTAATATTTTCAATTATTCAATATTTAGAATATAAAAAATATTCTAAAAAAAATAAAAAATATAATTTATTAAATTTATCTAATTTTGGTATATTTATATTAATATATATACTAACAACAATTGTAATTTTTTTATTAATTGAAGGAAAAAATATAAATAAGATTGAAAAAAATATAGAATTAAAGGATATTAATGTTAAAGATAATCTAGAAATAGATACTAATATATTAAAAAAAATACCGGATAACATTAACACTGGTTTTACTCCTTATAGTGAAAATACCTAAATGAGTATAAAATACTTTTTTTTATTTATTTTAATTAGTTAATACTATGAAATTAGAATTAAAAAAATTTGATCCTGCTAAAATTGCTGGCGATTCCGTGGTTGTGTTTATCGGTAAAAGAAACACTGGGAAATCATATTGTATGAAGGATATTCTAAGTCATCATCGTACTATTCCTATTGGTATAGTTGTTAGTCCTACAGAAAAAGCAAATGGATATTTTGAAAAATTTATACCAAAAATGTTATTATACGATGAACCTGATGATAAAATAATAAAAACATTTCTTGATAGACAGCAAAATATATCTGCACAGAAAAAACAAGAGGTTGCTAAATATGGAAAAACTAGTATAGATAATAGAGCTTTTTTAATATTGGATGATTGTTTATATGACAAAAAATGGATTAATGATAAAAGTATTAGATCTATTTTTATGAATGGCAGGCATTATAAAATATTTTTTTTAATTACTATGCAACACGCAATGGGTTTGCCTCCTGTTTTAAGAAATAATTTAGATTATGTATTTATATTTAGAAATAACATTATGAAAGAAAGACAAAAAATTTATGATAATTATGCTGGTATGTTTGCCAATTTTGAAGTGTTTAATCAAGTTATGAATCAGTGTACAGAAAATTATGAATGTTTAGTAATTGATTGTAAAACACAAAGTAATAAATTAGAGGATCAAGTATTTTGGTACAAGGCAAAGGAAGCACATTTTAAAATGTGTAGTACTGAAATGTGGAATATGCAAACATTAGAAGATCAACGTAGAGAATCTATTGGTACTGAAAAAGATTATGATGATGAAGAAACATTTGATGCAGGTGTATTTGCAAAAAAGAAAAATAATCCTAAAATTAATGTTAAAAAAAGTAATTATTGAGAAGGATCAACTAATGGATAATAAGCATCTTTAAAAGTACTATTAACCCAATATCCAGGTACATAGTAGTATCCAGTAGCACCTACAATATAATGTGTATTATTAAGAGTATTCTTATTAACTGGTTTATAGTATTTAGAATTACTTCCTATTATATAGTGATTTTCAGTTAAACCTATATCAATTGCTAAACCATCCCATTCAGATTTAGTAATTGTCTTAACTGAATCTACTTCTCCATTTCCATCTAATAATGAGGTTAAACCACTATCTGTGAATAATATTCCTGAAGATGGCAGAGTATTAACTCCTTTCCAATTTAATCCTGATGAATATGCAGATACAATACCTAATTCATCTAATCTATCTAATGTAAATGATAATATTCCTTTGTCAAGTTCTCCTTTCAAATCGGCTGAAGTATATGCATTTCCATCAGTTGGTATTTTATCAACTTTAAGCCATACTCTTCCTAATATATTATTTAGTACATTACTTGGATATTGTAAATTCTTATAATTTTGATTGATATGATAAGAAGGTATGAAATAACCACCATTTCTATGGCGCAGTAGTTCCAGTATTGCTTACCCAATAAGTCGAGTCGATAGTATTTAATCCATATTGATCCAATTCTTCACTGGTGTATATTAATTTGCCTGGCACTGGTTTATAATAATTTGTTGCATCGGTTTCTACTACCGCTACGTAGTGATTAACTGTTAGACCAGATATACTAAATGAATTCCATTCAGATGGCGTGAAATCTTGCCTTAATGCTAATGCAGTCGCTAATTCACTTTTTTCTAATAATACTTGTGTATTATTTGTTTTACAAGAAACAGTTACATTTGCACTATATCCTGAACCATTATTGGTTATTTGAACAGCATTTATAGTTCCATCAAAGTTAACTGTTACTCTAGCAGATGCTCCATTTCCTTCATTATCTGTAATAACTAATGTTGCATCAGTACCTGCAACATTAGTATATCCACTTCCAGCTTGATCTACTGTAATTGCAGTAATATCACCATTTGTTACTGTTACATTAAATGAAACTTCTGTTCCGTTAAAAGGATCAGGTTTATCTAAACTAACGCTTACATTTTCACTATATCCCGTACCATTTGTAACAGTAATGACAGCATCAGCACTTATACTTCCATCAGCAGCAACGGTGACGGTTGCCGAAGCTCCTGTTCCGCCTGTATCAGTAATTGTAAGATCAATAATTTCTCCTGGAGTATATCCACTTCCAGCTCCACTTACTGTAATTCCAGTCAATCTTACCACCATCTGCGGTACCTGTTGCACCCACGCTTGCATCATTAAATATGACAGCTACACCGGTTGGGGCCTCACGTCTCCATTATATCTATACCAAGAATAACCCGATGGTACTCCATACATTAAAGAATTAGGGAAACCTGGGTAAATCGTAATCCGTGATTTCTGTACCAGTTGATGGGAAATTAGTCATCTGATACATATATCCATATTCTTCCAATTCTATTTTCGGGATCCCACGCTTCTAAATTATTTAATAAACTTATACCTTCTTGTAATCTATACATTTCCCTAGCTGCTTCACGTGATACTTCAATTGATTTCATATATTCTCTCATAACTTCCGTGGACCTAGATACAACAAATCTATCAGTTCGATGACTGTTTCAGTAACAGTAAATTCTAGTGGGGCTCCAGGTTGTGTGTCGAAGAGTGTTGCTGTTACATTTTCGGTAGTATATCCTGCGCCTTGATGCGGTGATATTCGATAGAACTGCCTATATCATTAGAACTACCTACATCAATTATTCCTGTTTCGAAGGAACATTCACTTTCGCCGTGAGCTGCTTATTGTAGCCGTACTAGCACTATCGGTAATAGTTAGATTTAATTCCCCATCCGCATATCCAACACCTTGTCTGATTACATCAATACTATCAATGATTTTACCTCGCAGCGTCCCCTTCTCCTACGATTACAAGAAATTCAGCAGCTTGCGATGATATAACTGTTGCTAGTTGTATCACCACCATATCCCACCCCCCCTTCTGTAATACTTACTGGAGTAGTATTATTAATTCCACCCGCAGGAACAGTAATTGTTGCTGATGCAGCAATTATTGGAGTAATACCATTCGGTAGGGTGTAATAACAAGACTAATAGTCTGACCTTCTTTATAATCTAGGGCAGCATCAGCTCACTGTTATTTCACTTATACTATCCCCTAATTTGACATAATTACCATAGTCAAGAGTTGTATTAAAACTACTTAATTCTGGCATTGTCATATTATTAAATACGTATGTAATACCACTTGGTGAGTTTCTAACAACATAGTCGTGTTCCGAATCAATATGCGAATCAACAACAAAGAATTGGCGATAATAATCGTGTCCCAGAGCGAATACATCTGAAGATTTATTTGCAAATACTTCTTTTAACTTAGCATCTAATTCTGAAGTCTCACTAACATATTTATAACCTTGTATTTCAACCGCATCAACAGGTTCTTTAACCCATATTTGACCAATTGTTGTACTATTTTCTCTATGTCTTATGCAACTTCTTCTTAGTTCTTTAACTTCTTTTTCAATTACTCTTTGATATTCTCTTTCACTCTTCTGTACTTCGCGATACTACCCATACAAATCCATTATCATTCGTTGAATCTGGATCATAGTAATCACCGTATGCAAGTGTGCCGCCATCAGCTATAGTTATAGTTGGGCCATTTTCCTTCATCAAATACATATTCAAAACCGGTTGGTGAATCTCTGTCAACATAATTGTGTTCTGAATCAATTTTGGAATCTACTACAAAGATATTTGCCATAGTATGTATGTCCATCTAGTTACATCAAATAGCCATTAGCATCATTTGTCTAATACATTGAATTGTGATTAGCATCTAGGTGTGCGCTTCATGTTCCAATATTAACAGTTTCTGTCCTTCTTGGATCATATTTCTTTCATTTTAATCCATATTTGACCAATTGTTGTACTTTTTTCTCTAATACGAATACATCTTCTTCTTAACTCTCTTAACATCTCTTTCAATATGTTCTCTGATATTCTCTTTCATCTTCTGTGCTTCTTGACACAACCCATACAAATCCTTCAGAATCCGCTTGTATTCGGATCATAGTAATCACCATATTCATATATATGTATTTAAAGTAACATCAAATGTAGCAGCGTATCCTGGATTTACACTAACACTAAATGCTGCTGTTACATCCGCTGTATATCCTGCGCCTTGATTGATGATATTATCACTGCCTATACTACCTACATCAATTATTCCTGTTGAAGGAACGGTCACTTTTGCTACAGCCGCTACAGTAGGTGTATTATCACTATCACTATCAGTAATTGTTAGAGTTAATTCACCTTCTGCATATCCAATACCTTGTCGAGATACAATAATATCAATGATTTTACCCGCAGCGTCCCCTTCTCCTACGATTACATTAAATTGAGCAACTTGCGATGATATAACTGTTGTTGTTGTATCATCACCATATCCTAAACCATTTTCTGTTATATTAAAAGCAGAACTATTAGTTATTGCTCCTGTACCATCAGCAGTAACGGTTGCTACTGCAGAAATTATTGGATTAATACCATCACTGCGTGTAATAACAAGACCAACATTCTGATTAATACCATAACCAGTACCTCCACCTCCACTAGACACTGTAATTTGACCAATAGTAGTACCAAGTAAATTAAAATCATTATCAAATACATATTCAGTCCTGTTGGATTATTTCTAACAACGTAATTATGTTCAGAATCAATATCAGAATCTACTACAAAATATTTACCAAAATATGTATGATTTGTAAGAAATACATTCGCATCATTTTGTAATACTTCTGTAATTTTTGTATGTGGCGTAACATCATCACCAATATTAACAGTATCTGTTCTTCTTGGATCGTATTTTTTCATTTTAATCCATATTTGACCAATTTTACTACTGTCTGTTTTTTTTTCTCTAATACGAATACATCTTCTTCTTAGCTCTCTTACATCTTTTTCATTATCTCTTTGATATTGTCTTTCATCTTCTGTACTACGCGATACAACCCATACAAATCCATTATCATTCGTTGAATCTGGATCATAGTAATCACCGTATGCAAGTGTAACTCCTAATATAGTTGGAACATTTCCTTCATCAAATACATATTCAAAACCGGTTGGTGAATCTCTGTCAACATAATTGTGTTCTGAATCAATTTTGGAATCTACTACAAAGAATTTGCCATAATATGCGTGTTCACTAGTTTCATCAAATACATCAGGATCATTTTCTAATACATTTATTGTATTACTATCTGGTGTAACTTCATTTCCAATATTAACAGTATCTGTCCTTCTTGGATCGTATTTTTTCATTTTAATCCATATTTGACCAATTTTACTACTGTCTGTTTTTTTTTCTCTAATACGAATACATCTTCTTCTTAGCTCTCTTACATCTTTTTCATTATCTCTTTGATATTGTCTTTCATCTTCTGTACTTCTTGACAATACCCATACATAATTACCATCAGAAAACCAATCACCATAGTTTAAATCTGACAAACCTTCAATATCTTTATCTAGATCTTTGGCAATATTTGGATCTCCAACAGTATCATCACCAACTAATACATATTCAGTTCCAATATTTGCAATTTGATTATAATTTTCATCAACATCCCCATCTACTATATGATATCTATTTATTGAATGTGCTTTTGTTGCTTTAGGTTGTAATGGTTGATATTTTTTATCACCATCAACTATTACATAATGATCATATGTTAAACCTGTTATTTGATATTTTGCCCATTCTTCAGCTGTAAAATCGAATTCATGTGTAGATAAATCAGCAGTTGGGTTATTATTAATAATAGTTTCTCTTTTTGCTCGAATATCAGCTTGTAAAGCAGCATTATTAAGTACAGTAGTAAAATCTGTTCCTTCTTTTGCGGAATCATTTGAATTAATCCATTGTAAACCAGATGGACCAGTACCTCCTGTTCCTTTAGTAATTATATAACTTGTTTTTAAACTATCGCTATTACCAGTAGTTAAAAATTCGAATATATTAGGGTGTTGAGTATCAAAATTTGTTAATTCAGTGCCAATATTAACTGTTTCTGTTCTTCTTGGATCAGTTGGAGACATTTTAATCCAGTTAGCACCTTTATCATTACTACTTTCTCTTATTTTGATAGCTCTTCTTCTTACATTTTTAGTATCTTCAGATGCTTGTCTTTCAGCAGCAGCAGTATTTTGTTTAGCTAAAGAAGAAATTCTATTTCCAAAAGTTTTATCATTACCTGCTAGAGGTGTTCCATCCTCTCCAAAACCTCGTCTTTCTAAAACTTGTGGTGTTAATATTTTACTTCTAATACTATCAGCTGTTATCCACGACATTTATTATCTTTCTAATTAATATAAATAAAAAAATGATTATTATTTAAATTTATTTTTTTAATAAATAATGCAAAAGTTTGTATCTAAAGATTTTTCGAATGTTTATGAAGATATTGAAAATTGTGTTAAAATTAATAATAAATATAAATACATTTTAAACAAAAATGATAAATCTAGTAAAAAACAATTTCTAAGAGATAAAGATTCATATCATTCTAAAAAAAATATGAGAAAAACATCGAAATCTTGGAAAGATTTTAACCAATTTAATAATTTATCTTAATATTTATTAAATGAAGGAAAAATATATAGATGAAGGTTCCTATGGTTGTGTTTTATATCCGGGAAAAAGATGTAAAGATAACAAAAAAATAAGAAAAAGTATTGTAAAAATTTTTAAAAGTAAAAGAATTTACGAAGAAGAACTAGTATTACATAAAAAAATAGAAAATATATTTGAAAAAAATAAAAAATGTATTGTTAACATTATAGATAATTGTGAAAAAAGTATAAATACATACGAAAAAGAAAATTATTCCAAATGCAAATCAACATATAAATATGATGAACAAATAATATATCAAATAATATATCAATATGGTGGTAAAGATTTAATTTTTGTTTCTGAAACAAGAAATACTAAATTTACTAAACTATTTTTTTCTTTATCAAATATATTTGAAGCTATTATTATATTAAATAAAAGTGAGTATGTTCATTTTGATATAAGATTACCAAATATATTATATGATAAAAATTCAACAAAATTAATAGATTTTGGTTTATTATTAAAATATAGTCAAGTTAAATATCAATATTTTGATGATGAAGGAAGATTTGAATATCCACCCGAATTTCAAAAAAATAATTATAAAGATTTATATGAATTTTTTATAAATAATATTAATATAATATTAATAAATGGTAAAAATAAAAATAATAAATTATTACTTGAATTTTTAAATTTTTTCGAAAAATTGAAAACTAATTTTAAAAAATCAAATTATGTTGAAAAAGAGATTATCAATAATAAAGTTGATATTTATATGCTTGGCACAGTTATATTACATTTTATATTATATATGTTCCAAAATAATAATATTATAGATTTAAATATTATTGAATTTCAGCATATATTAAAATTAGCATATAGTATGGCATATTATGATAATGTTATAAGATTAACTCCAGAAAATGCATTTACTAAATATAAAGAGTTAGTTTATAAAATTAAAAATAAATTAAGTTTAAATACTTCTAAAATAAGGCAAAGTAAAAAATCTAATTCACTATTATCAAATAATACATTAAAATATGAAACAAAAGAAATTTAAGTTTTCTATAAAAAAATAATACCCCTTGAGAGGCTTGAACTCTCAACCTTTGGCTTAGAAGGCCAACGCTCTATCCAATTGAGCTAAAAGGGCCAAGTAATATAAATTTATTTTGTAAAAAATACAAAATAAAAGTTTTAAATAGTTTATTTAATTCGATTATTTAAGATTGCTGTACATTAGGTAAAACACCTAATATTAATGTCAATATCGTTTTTTTAAATTGCTGGATGCTAGATAAATACATCTAACGCTAGTTTTGATTATTTTTTTATAACATAAAAAAAACTTATGCTCTCGGGGAGGCTTGAACTCCCAATCTTTGGCTCATAAGACCAACGCTTTAACCAATTAAGCTACGAGAGCAGGTGATTCCCTTCACATATATATATATAAATTAATCTTTATATACTTTTAAGATATATCATTGGATTTAATTATAGAATAATCATAATATTCTTTTTCATCTTTTTTCAAATATTTAAAAATATTGTCATAATTATCACCTGAAATTTCACTTCCGGATGGAAATATTGTTCCTTTAATTGGTTCCTTCATTAATTTATCAATTGATAAAGGTTCATTGCTATTATAATTTTCTCCGAAAAAACATTCTTTAACACTTTTACCCATTTCTTTACAAGTTTTCAAAGACTTATACATATCTATAGGTTGTGCTGTGTCCTTATAATAAACTTCAAAAGTTTTTTTTCCAGAATCATTACTTTCGGCAGCATTAACTAATACATCTGCTAAATCTAATCTAGATATAATTCCACTTTTAGATAATCCTTGATTAAATTCAATTTCTTTTAAACCTCTCATTTCACCAGGCGAAAGTAGTCCTGGTCTAACTATTGTATAACTTAACTTATCAATATTGCTATATAAATTTTTTATTTTTTCTTCACCAATTTGTTTTCTATAACATTCATCACAACTATCATCTACTGATATGTAATTTGGATCATCCTTTTTACATTTTGCACAAATAGACGATACAATAATTAATTTTTTAACATCATTTTTAATAACTTCTTTTGCAACATTTAATAAACCTATATCTTCTACATTAGAACTTTCCTCTACTAAATCTTTACCTTCTTCCTTATCTTTTAATTTAATTTTTCTGGATGCTGCACAATAAATTACTGCATCGACATCTTTCATTATATTTTTTAATGTTTCTGGTTTTAATACATCACCCACTATTGATACAACATTATCTTTATCTTTTAAATTATCAATTACGAGTGTATTTTTATCAGCATTTTCTCTGTTTACAATTTTAACTGGTCTTCTTGTAAATGCTTTAACCTTAATATTTTTGCTTAATAAAGTTCTAACTGTATCACCACCTGTATAACCAGATGCACCAAATACTAAAACATTTTTTATTTTTTTATTATCAATATTACTAGCATAAACAATATCAGGTATAGTTGTTAATGGTAGTAAAGGAACTGTTTGTAGTAAACTCCTTCTACTAACATTATTCATAAATCTAGCATAAATAACATTTGTTCTACGTCGTTGATTAAAAAGTTTATTTGCATATATTTTATTAACATTATTGTGATAAAATTTGATATTATATATTGTTGGAGAAGTTGTAAAAGAAAAAACTGCATTTATTAATAAACCAAATAATAATAAAAACCTCATTTATTAATTAATATAAATAAAATAAATTTTATATAAGTTATAAAAATAGTACATTTCTTTAAAAAATAAAAAATTTTAAAAAGCTTTTTAAAAATTTTAAAAAAATAAAGAAATGTACTATTTTTGTTATTCATATAAATATTAAATTAATATAAGTAAATAAATATGCCTAGAAAGAAAAAAGTTCAAGATATAAGTGAAAAAGAAATTCCAAAAAAAAATAAAAAAAATATAATGACAACTATGGTTATAGAAGAAAATAAAGACGACGAACATATAATATTACAACTTCCTTTAAATGAAAATAAATTAGATAGTATAATAAATAAAGACAAAAATAGATCAGAACCTATACCATATGAAAAAGATTCTATATTTGATTCTGATAATAAAGTTATAGAAAAAACTTATTATGAAATTAATGCCAATAAATTAGAAGAAAACAAAAATGAATATACAAATAATGAATCTAGTAAAACAGTATGTTTTTGGTGTGTTTTTCTGTGTGATTACAAAGTTTATGGAATGCCAGTCAATTATGACATTTCATCAAATACATATATATGTTATGGATCTTTTTGTTCATTACAGTGTGCAAATGCCTACAATTTTTCAACAAATAGCGGTAGTGACAAAGTATGGGAAATTAATAGTTTAATACAAATGATGGGAAAAATTTATAATTATGAATTACCAATACGTCCGGCCCCGAGTAAATACTTATTAAATATTTTTAGTGGAGGTAAATTAACTATTGAAGAATATAGAAATTTACATAAGAATAGTGATACATCACACGTGTTAAATTTGCCACCTATGATCAATATATCATCAACATATGAAGTTATTAATACATCTTATATTAAAACATTATCAGATAATATGAAAAATTCTGTTATAACATCACAATTAAATCAGATAGATGCTGAAAAGAAAGATAATGTTTTTGATAAATTAATAAAATAAAAAAAATGATATAAAAAGAAAAAGTATATAAAAATATGAATAAATGAGTGAAATTTATTTTACACCTTATAAAGTGTCAACAATTACTTGTAATGCAAATATTGGAGAAAATTTAAGTATAGATTTATCAATTTTATATGATAATATTGATCCAAAAGACGAGAATAATTCAATTATGTGGATACAAAATTTAAAAGATAATAATGAGTTTGTAAAGGGTTATTATCCAAAGAAAATTAGAAAATCGAAAAAAAAAAATAATAAAAAGAAAAATAGATTTGATAATCAAATTACAATTATTTTTAAAATTAATTCTGAATATAAACCGAATATCAAAATATTCAAAAATGGAAATATACAACTAACAGGAATTAAAAATGTAAAAGACACAGAAATGATTGCAAATATTATTATTGATATTATTAAAGATGTATATTCAAATGATAAAAAAATAGACTTATCAGAAAATAACGATTTTATTAAAAATTTAAAATATTGCAATTTCAAAATTAGAATGATTAATACAGATTTTAAAACTTATACTGATAAAGATTTAACAGAAAAATTTTCAATTAAAAGAAAAGAATTACATAATATATTAGTAAGTGAAAAGTATAATAATAAAAGTAGTTTTCAACCTGGTATTTATCAGGGTGTTAAATTAGAATATTACTATAATAATACAAATAATTGTGGTATTTGCAATTGCAAAACTCATATATTTAATAAAAATAATTTAATAGATAATATAAATTATTGTAAAAAAGTTACAGTTGCTATATTTGAAAGTGGAAGTATATTAATTACAGGTGGTGTAACATTTGATCAGGTCGATAAAGCTTATAATTATATAACAAATGTTATAAAAGATAATTCTAAAAATATAAAAAAACCTAAAATTTGTATTCCTGATTAAAGATTATAGCATTGTACATTTAATTTTTCAGTATTAATATAATCATAAATATGAGGTTTAGGATTATTACCTGGTCTTAAAGAACTAGGTATATGATTTTTTGCATAAAATTTAGCAGCATATGCTTCGGCAGTTGGTTCAACTTTTTCTACATAATCATTTCCCCAAGGTTTTCCTGAAAAATTGTCAGTATCATTATATAATCCGGCATTTGGAACAGAAGGGAATATAACTTTATTTTTACTTGTATCTATAAAACTATAAGTAGATGACATAATATTATTTTTTTTAATTTATAATATCTATAAATTAAATATATTTTTTTTATTTAAAAGGACTACCTTTAACTATATCATTTAAATCTTCATCAAATATTCCAATATTTGATACAGGATACAAAAATTTATTATTCGATTTATTTACAAAACTGTAAATTGAAGAATTTATATAATTATTATTTGCCCAAGGTTTTTCATAAAATGCATCAGAATCAAAATCTCTATTTAACGCTTTATTTTTATCAATAAAACTATATTCTAGTGTCATAAATTCTATTACAATATAATATTTTTATTTTTTCATAAAATGCATCAGAATCAAAATCTCTATTTAACGCTTTATTTTTATCAATAAAACTATATTCTAGTGTCATAAATTCTATTACAATATAATATTTTTATTTTTTCATATAAGTATCATACATTTCTTGACCAATTTTAATAGATGCTTTTTCTTGTGTTATATTATTATTAATTATTTTTTCTCTCATACTTAAAAAATAATCTAATCTTTCTTTATCAAAATCTTTTTTAATAATCATTTCAAATAAAAAAGGATATCTTTCTTCAAAAAATTTATATTCTTTTTTTATTTTTTCTTTTAATTCATTGCTAGCAGGTTCTGTTAATTTTTCTATTTCATATTTTTCTCTTATTTCTAAAATTTTTTGATTTAATTCTTCTGTTGTATAACCATCTGTTAAAAAATCAGTATTACTTGAATCTCTTTTATTTTTTGGCATATTCCTATTTATTTATTTCCTATTTATTTTATATATATTTTTAATTTTGATTTATTGATACCCAATCTCGCGGATTTAAATCTTTTATACTATTATTTTCATAAAATTTACCAAACCAAGTTTCTGGATAACAAACTAGTTTCTTATTTTTTGAAAAATAAGCACCAAACCAAGAAAAAGTACTATTTGCAATTATTATAATATCACATAATGAAATTGATAACATTTGCTGCCATTCTTCTATACTATCATTAATTTTGATAAAATTTAACTTGTTATCATAAATAATATTTAATCTACTAATATACTTGTTTACTATATTATTGTCGCATTCATTGCAAAAAAATAATATATTATAATTTAATATATTATCATTGTTATTTTTCAAATAATTTATTATATAATTAATCGCATTATAGTAATATTTTATAGTTAAAATAGGATGTAGATTTTGCAAATAGAAATAATCACCTATTCTAAAATGTATTGCTATATTTTTCTTTTGATAAATATAATTATATGTATTTTTTATGCAATTTTGCTTATTTTCTAATACAATTAACTTTGTAATATGATCAAAATTATCTTCAAAATATTTATAACTTTGATAAAAACCTTCTAATAAATAATTTTTATCCTTATCAATTATTATTTCATTATAACTATATTCTTTTTCTTCAATTAGTATTAAATCTTTTTTTAATTCTTCATATTCATTTTTATCAATAAATATTATATTATCCTTAATATTTTCTAGAAAACTATTAAAATAAGTTTTTTTTTCTTCAAATAAAGTTTTTTCATTTTTGTTGCAAATAATTTTATATTCTACATCGTATTTTTTTGCTAATGATATTGTATTAAAAATAATAAATAATTGATTACCTAATTGTGCTTTTAATAATGTATAAATCATAAATATATATAAATATTATTATTTATATATTTATAAATGAAACATTTTTGGATCAATACAGATAATAATTTAAAAAGAAGAAATTTTATGACTGAACAATTTAAAAAATATAATATTGAAAATTATAGAATTTCTGCTATAACTCCAAAAGATTTTGATAATGTTTTAGAACAAAAAAGACCATTAACTTGTAAACATCCTGGTTGCACTAGTTGTGAATATGAATATGGATGTTTATCAAGTCATATTAAAGCAATGAAAGAGTGTTTAAAATATGATGACCCATATTATGTTATAATTGAAGATGATATCTATTTACCTTTTAAAATTGATTATGATAATCTTATTAAATCCTATTCTAATAATTTTGATATTATTCAATTATTAATTTTATATAATAATACAATTGACACTTTACGAAATCATTTTATAAATACAGGTAATTTATTTATAAAATGGCAATATCTATTACCATCAACAGGAATGTATATTATATCTAAACAAGGAGCACAAAAAATGGTTGATTTATATGTTAATAAAAATAATAAATATGATTTTTCACAATCAAAATGTCAAAATGTAGCCGATGTTTTAATTTATTCTTCAATACCAACAATTGCTACAACATTGCCATATTGCTATCCAAATGTTGATATGGGAAGTGAAATACACCCAGATCATTTAGAAGCACACAAAAATGCTGTTGATAGTATTAAAAATACTATTAATATTATCAAAAACTATCCATTTGTAAATTAAATTTTATATTTGTCTCCATAAAAATATACAGCAATTAGTTTTTTTCTTATATTTCTTAATTCAGAGCATATTTCTAAACAAGTAGAATCTTTTTCTAACCATTTTTTAAATAAATTATTATAAAAATCTGGCAATTCCAACATATAAGGATAGTTTTTCGCATTTTCACAAGCTAACATAACAGCTTCTTCTGCTAATCCAATTATATGTGAAAAGTGTTTTGTTATACAATCTCTACATCTTTTACTTTTATTAGCTAAATGTTCTTCTAATAATATAGATTGTTTAACTATTTGATGCATATTATAAACAGGATTACTAACAGGATCAATAGAATCACAAGTACTTTTTGTACACATTGAATCGCCTTTATCACTTATTGTTTTTTTATGTATTACTGTATTTTTATTAGTTTTATTTTTAACAATCTTATTTTTTTTCTTTATTTCAATATCTATATAAATAAATATAACTATTACTATAGTTAATAATAACATCAATATCAATAAATATTCACTTGACATTAATTTATTTTTATTTCTATCTATATTATATTCTTATTATTTTTTTATTGGTATATAATAGGAATTAGAATAATGGTTAAAGGGGGTGAAAATTTACAATTACATAATGTTGCATTAACTGGTGGTGCTAAAAAGAAAAAAGCTAAAGCAAAAGCTAAAAGAAAACCAACTGCGTATAATACTTTTATGAAAAATGAAATTAAAAAGGTAAAAAAAGCAAATCCAACAATATCTCATACCGAAGCTTTTAAAAGAGCTGCCGCTAATTGGAATCCTAAAAAATAAATTTTATTTTTATATTATATTTAAAAAAATGAATATTATATTATATATAAATAATTATGTCTGATAATGCTGAATTAGCTAATAAAATTAATAATTTAGATAGTATTGTATTTAAAGTAATTAATAAAATTGTTGATAGAGCCGATATTGGTTTTAGAAAATATAAAACAAATATGGATCGCAAGGATCTAACTATTATTCAATGGATTGATCATTCCATTGAAGAAAAAATGGATGATATTATCTATATGGAAAAAATAAAAAAGGAATTAATTGATAATAATATATCAAATATTACATATGATAATAATAAAGATTATGATTTTGATAATGATTATAAAAATGATTTTACAAAATATTTAATTTATATGATATTATTTATGCCTGTTTATATTGATTTATTTTATAAACTATTTATATCATAACCTAAATTTTGTAATATACTTAATATTTTATCATATTTTGTTGTTAAAGTATCTAATTTATTATTTAACCTATTAATTTCCATAACTTGTACATTTGATGACATCTCATCCGGATGATATTGTGTTATAAAATTATATATATCATTTATATTATGATTTATTTTTGTAGTTTCATTTGTAAAATATTTAGACATTCTAATATAATTTTCAAATAATGTTAATGAATTATCTCTTACATCAATGTTTGAATTAATTAATGTTTCATTATATACCTTATTATAAGTATCTGATAATTCTTCTTCTATTTTAACATCTATTAATTTAGTTATTAAATTTCCATTAATAACTAAATTATCATTATATATATCATTGACTATATATTTATTTTTATCACCTTGATATATTTGATCTAATGATAAATTATCTATTCTATCTAATACTTTTTTGTTTAGCATAAGAATATAATTTGATATATTATAATTTGTAATATCTATTGTATCATTGATATCAACAATATAATTTGACATATTATTATCAACTCCGCTACTTATTCTTTTTCTTAAATAATCACTATCTGCAACATTGTGATTTGTAATATCATTTATATATATATTACTATATATTGTACTCATTGTTTCATCAATTTTAACATCAATTAATTTTGTAATAACATTTCCATTTATAACCATATCATCATTATATATATTATTTACAATATATTTATTAATACTGCCTTGTATTACATTATCAAGTGATATAGTTTTTATTTTATTATCAACGTGTAAATCTATTACTCTAAACTGATTTGACATATTCTCATCTACAATTCCATTAATTCTATCTTTAAGATATTCTTCATTGCCAGAAAATGCATTTGATGCAGCGTGATTATACATATCATCATAAACTCTTTCTAGTTCTTCCTCAATTTTAACATCTATTAATTTCGTTATTATTGTACCATTTACAACTAAGTCATCGTTATAAATATTACTTATGATATACTTATTAATATCACCTTGTTGTATATCGTCTAATGTCATTTCATTAATTTTATTATTAAATAATTCATTTATCAAATACATATAATTAGACATATTACTATCAATCAAAAAACTTATACGATTCTCTAAATTTTTATTATTACCCAGTGTAGGATCTTCTATTATGACATTTCTAATTATATTTGATATATTTGCATATGTATCTCTTTCATCATGGAATGGATTAACAAATAAATTACTATAGTATAAATCTGTATAGTATTCTGTATCTAATTCTAATAAATTAATACTTTTTGCAGATAAATTACCTAAAATTACTAAATCATCATTATATATATTATTTACAATATATTTATTACTATGACCTTGCTCAACTCTGTCTAAATTATGAAGTCCCATAACGTGTTTAATTTCTTGAACATTATTCAATATATTTGTAAATTGTGCATTTGATAAAAGTAAATTTGAATTACTATAAAAATCATATAATCTTTCTTCTGTATAATATAAATTTGAACCTTCATTAATAAAAGATGTAGATTTATCACTTAAATTAATATTATGTATATTTGCACCATCTCCTTTTAATTTAGTAGCATTTATTGTTCCATCTATATCTATATTATATTGTACTTCATTTTTATTACCAATATAACCATTACTTGTTATTCTTAATACATTATCATAATTATCTACTATATTTATAGCATCACCATCACCAATTTGTTGTATTTTAATAGAATGATTTATACCATAATTAACTATATCCATACATCCAGAATTATAAATTGATGAATTAATAATAGTTGCATTATTATTTAATATTGTATTATCAGCACTTAGCGTACCATCTACTATTAAACTATTATCATACTTATTATCAATTATAAATTTATTTATTGTACCTTGTTGAAGATCATCTAAATCAATATTTATTAAATCTAAATCTAGTAAATTTGATAATGATAAATTAGAATTCAATATATTTTCTAAACTATTTTCTAATAAATCTAACCGTAATTGATGTTCATTCGAAGTTAAAATTATTTTTTCATTTAGTAAATTTGATGCCTGATAAAGATTTACAATATTAGAATCAGTATCTATGTTTGTTAAAACATTGGATACTGAAAAGGTTTTATTATTAATATAGTCTATAAGACTGTTTGAAGTTAAAATTATTTTTTCATTTAGTAAATTTGATGCCTCATAAAGATTTACGATATTAGAATCATTATCTATGTTTGTTAAAACATTGGATACTGAAAAGGTTTTATTATTAATATAGTCTATAAGACTGTTTGAAGTTAAAATTATTTTTTCATTTAGTAAATTTGATGCCTCATAAAGATTTACGATATTAGAATCATTATCTATGTTTGTTAAAATATTAGATACTAAAAAGGTTTTATTATTAATAAAGTCTATCAGACTATTTGAAGTTAAAATTATTTTTTCATTTAGTAAATTTGATGCCTCATAAAGATTTACGATATTAGAATCATTATCTATGTTTGTTAAAACATTGGATACTGAAAATGTTTTATTATTAATATAGTCTATAAGACTGTTTGAAGTTAAAATTATTTTTTCATTTAGCAAATTTGATGCCTCATAAAGATTTACGATATTAGAATCATTATCTATGTTTGAATAACCAAATGATTTACTATTAATATAATCTACAATATAATCATTATTATATTTAATTAATTCAACTAAATCGTTAGAAGTTTCATTTACATATGTTGTTATAATTATATTTGATTCTATAAATAAATTACTTGATATACTGTCTTTTTCATAATTAGAACTAATAATTTTATTTAATTTAAATATTTCATTCAGTAATATATTAGATGTTAAAAGTAAATTACTATTCAAACTTATGATATTTGAATCATTATCTATGTTACCTACTAAAATATTTGATGTTGAAAAACTTTTATTGTTTATATAATCAATTAAAGTATTTGATGATAATTTGATATCATTTAAAATTATATTAGACTCTTTATTAAATGTTATTATATCTAAGTAATTATCTTTAACAAAATCGGTTATTTGGTTTGATGATAATTTGATATCATTTAAAATTATATTAGACTCTTCATTAAATGTTATTATATCTAAGTAATTATCTTTAACAAAATCGGTTATTTGGTTTGATGATAATTTGATATCATTTAAAATTAAATTAGTCTCTTCATTAAATGTTATAATATCTAAGTAGTTATCTTTAACAAAATCGGTTATTTGGTTTGATGTAAATGTTATATCACTTAAAATTAAATTAGACTCTTCATTAAATGTTTCTAAATCTAAATAATTGTTTTTAACGAAATCGGTTATTTGGTTTGATGTAAATGTTATATCACTTAAAATTAAATTAGACTCTTCATTAAATGTTTCTAAATCTAAATAATTGTTTTTAACAAAATCGGTTACTTGGTTTGATGTAAATGTTATATCATTTAAAATTATATTAGACTCTTCATTAAATGTTTCTAAATCTAAATAATTGTTTTTAACAAAATCGGTTATTTGGTTTGATGAGAATGTAATATCATTTAAAATTAAATTAGACTCTTCATTAAATGTTATAATATCTAAGTAGTTATCTTTAACAAAATCGGTTATTTGGTTTGATGTAAATGTTATATCACTTAAAATTAAATTAGACTCTTCATTAAATGTTTCTAAATCTAAATAATTGTTTTTAACAAAATCGGTTATTTGGTTTGATGTAAATGTTATATCACTTAAAATTAAATTAGACTCTTCATTAAATGTTTCTAAATCTAAATAATTGTCTTTAACAAAATCGGTTACTAGGTTTGATGTAAATGTTATATCATTTAAAATTAAATTAGACTCTTTGTTAAATGTTATAATATCTAAGTAGTTATCTTTAACAAAATCGGTTATTTGGTTTGATGTAAATGTTATATCACTTAAAATTAAATTAGACTCTTCATTAAATTTTATAATATCTAAGTAGTTATCTTTAACAAAATCGGTTACTTGGTTTGATGTAAATGTTATATCACTTAAAATTAAATTAGACTCTTCATTAAATTTTATAATATCTAAGTAGTTATCTTTAACAAAATCGGTTACTTGGTTTGATGATAATATTATTTTATATTCAATATTATCAATATTCTTAATTTTATTAAGTTCACCTTTTGTAATATTATTTATAGATCCTGAAAAATTTATACTACCTAAAATATCTAATTCAACAGTTGGTATTTTTTTTATTCCCAAATTAGCATCTTTATCTATTATAATAAAATCGTCATCCTGATTAACTGCTTCAAAAATATTTTGATTATTATTATGACTAATTTTTAAAGATGTATTAGCACCAACATTATTTGTTAATATATGTAAATCTTCTGTCTGATAGGAATCTATATCAATAATTGTACTATCTCCCAATACATTCAAATCTGCATTTATATTAACAGTTTTATCAATAGTTATAGATGTATCATTTACACTAAATTCATCTGTAATTAATTTTATCAAATTAACTTTTTCTTCAATATTTGATATATAATTACAAGTATTATTTGAATTTATATTATATGTTATTATATCTAAGTAATTATCTTTAACAAAATCTGTTATTTGATTTGATGCTAAAGTAATATTACTTAAAATTAAATTAGATTCTTTGTTAAATGTTATTATATCTAAGTAATTATCTTTAACAAAATCTGTTATTTGATTTGATGCTAAAGTAATATCACTTAAAATTAAATTAGATTCTTTGTTAAATGTTATTATATCTAAGTAATTATCTTTAACAAAACTAGTTACTTCGTTTGATGCTAAAGTAATATCACTTAAAATTAAATTAGACTCTTCATTAAATGTTGTTATATCTAAATAATTATCTTTAACAAAATATGTTATTTGGTTTGATGCTAAAGTAATATCACTTAAAATTAAATTAGACTCTTCATTAAATGTTGTTATATCTAAGTAATTATCTTTAACAAATTCTGTTATTTGGTTTGATGCTAAAGTAATATCACTTAAAATTAAATTAGACTTTTCATTAAATGTTGTTATATCTAAGTAATTATCTTTAACAAATTCTGTTATTTGGTCTGATGCTAAAGTAATATCACTTAAAATTAAATTAGACTCTTCATTAAATGTTGTTATATCTAAGTAATTATCTTTAACAAATTCTGTTATTTGGTTTGATGCTAAAGTAATATCACTTAAAATTAAATTAGACTCTTCATTAAATGTTATAATATCTAAGTAATTATCTTTAACAAATTCTGTTATTTGGTTTGATGCTAAAGTAATATCACTTAAAATTAAATTAGACTCTTCATTAAATGTTATAATATCTAAGTAATTATCTTTAACAAAATCGGTTATTTGATTTGACGTTGTTTCTATTTTTTCATTTAATAAATTCGATGATTTTAGTAAATATATTATATTAGAATCATTATCTATATTTGTTAATTTATTAGAATTATTATAATCAATTAAATTAATATAATTTGAAAGATAATTACAGGTTATGTCTATTTTTTCATTTAAAATAGAATTAATTTCATATATATATTCAACTGTACTATCATTATTATTATTTATTAAATCAATAATATTATTTGATGTATTATTGATATAAGTTGTAATAATAATATTTGAATTTATAAATAAATTTGATCTTGATATATCTTTTAAAGTATTACTATTAATTTTATTTTCTAAATTCAAAATTAAGTTAACTAACTCATTTGATGATAAATTAATTTTACTATCTAGTTTATTAGATGTGCTATAATGTGTTTCTAAATTAATATAATTATTATTAACTAAATTAATTATATTATTTGATGAATTATTAACATAATTTGAAACATTATATAAATATAAATCAATATAATTAATTTTATTTAGATCATTACTTGATATATTATTAATGGAACCCGTAAATTGAATATCGCCTAAAATATCTAATTCTACTTCTGGATTTTTATTAATTCCTAAATTAGCTTTGTTATTTATTACAAAAAAATCTAAATTATTCGTACTTGCATTTAATATATCACCTTCGTTATTATGATTAATTTTTAATGAAGTATCATCTGAATCTTCTGATGATATTATATGTAAATTTTCAGATTGATATATATTTGTATTAATAATTGTTGAATTTCCAATTACATCTAGATTGCCATCAATTATTATATTTTTATTAAAAATAGCTTTATTATCGTCAACACTTTCAATAAAATTAGTTTTATTATTAATTAAATTTGGCAAATAAGTATTAGTATTATATTTTAATGATACAATATCATTGTTAATTGTGGAAATATTATCAGATATTTCTTCTAATTCATTATTAACATTTAAAATAAGCGAATCAATATAATTTGAAGTATTTGAATTTGAACTATTAATGTCGATATAAAGTTTCGTATTAATTTGATAATCAATTTCAGTAATATTCAAATCATTTATAGTATCTATAATAGATTGAAAATCTGTATTAGTTATTAAATTTATTTTTTCTTCTAAAATAATATTATTAATTTCAATATTTGATATTCTATCTTCATTAATATTAATAATCTTATCTTCAATATATTCAACCCTATTATAGATTTTATCTGATACTATCCATTCATCATTATTATAAACTAAAACACCATTGGTTATATTTTTAGTATTATTATTTGGAGTTGATAATTCAGTATAACTTAGTTTATAATTTTGATTAAGTTCATTTGATTTATATAATATAATAACAAGACCATTACCTCCATAACCACCATTATTAATCCCACCTTTTCCAACAGTATTTACATAATATTTATTATCACTATTAACCGGTTCAATTGGTATATCATCGTAAATAACGTTTTGTGATGATTGTAATACAGCATTTTTAACATATCTATCATTTTTATAACCACTACCACCACCACCAGCACCAGAACAATCAAATTCTATATTTCTACCACCACCCCCGCCCCCCCAATATCCTGAACCTCCGCCACCAGAATGCGAACTATCTCCACCATTACTTCTTGAACCATTAAGTGATTGTAAGTCTCCTTTTCCAGATAAACCATAATTATTATAATTTGCTCCTTTGGCAATAGTATTTACAAATGATTCGTTAATGCCTTCAATATTTGTTATAATTGCATCATTGCCTTGATACCCCCCACCGGCGCCACCATTACAATAATGTATATTACCATTTAATGTTTTCATTCCACCGGCACCACCACCACCCCCGGCAATTAATATTTCATTGCCGTCGGAAATTGAATTAATATAAATACCTGATTTACCACCACCGGCACCTTTTTCTATACCACCTTCTCCCCCATATAAATACCCTCCATCAGAAGTACTATTTATATAACATTTTCCACCACTACCAACATGAATATACAATCGATTAATATCACTTACATTTATAATACCTTCAGCATATCCACCAGAACCACCGCAACCACCATTTTCATATTTACTACCAGCACCGCCCGCTCCCCAAATATATACTTGTATTTCATTTACATTACTTGGTATATCAAAATATTGTTCTGAATCAGTATAATAAAATTTATTAATATTAAATTTATATTCATAATGTAATTTGCCAACGTTTATTTTATTAAACCCATTTGTGTCTTCAACTATAGATATATTTTCACCTTCATTATTTATTGATAAAATATTACTATCTATAATATCTAATTTATTATCATATATATGTAGTTTACCAGTATTTAACGGTATATTATCAATTGTAAGATAATTTTTATTACTTAAAATATTTTCAACATTATCGTCAGTATATTGTGTAATTGTATTTATATATTTATTTAAAACACTATCCCATATAATTCCATCATTACCAGATACAGTATTAGGAATAATATTATCAATTACATAATCGGATATATAATTATCAATATCATCTGTAAATTCCTCAAGAATTTTTATTTTTGAATTATTATCTTTAACATTAATTTCTATTAAATTAGAAAAAAATTCTAAATTATAAATTTTATTACTGTTTAAATTTGAGTTTATTTCTAACTTATTTATTTTATCACTATTCTCATATATTATTTCTAATTCCTCTTTTATATTTTTATCAATATTTTTCAATTTACTTAATTCAGATGATGATATATTATTTATTGATCCAGTAAAATTTATATCACCTATAATATCTAATTCTGTTGTTGGATCTTTATTTATACCTAATTTTCCATCTTTATTTATAACTATAAAGTTGTCGTCTTTATTAGTAGCTTTAAATATATCATTATTATTATTATGTGTAATTTTCAAAGATATGTCATCTGATGTATCTGATGTTAATATATGTAAGTCTTCTGTCCTATAAGTTTCAGTTTCAATTATAGTTTGACTACCAAGAACATTTAAGTCTGCATTAATTATTAAATTTTTATTAATTTTAATTGTATTTTCATCTATTGTAAAATCATCTGTTTTACTTTTGATTAGATTAACTTTACTATCTAAAGTATTAATTAAATTATTATTTCCAATAGAAAAATCTCTAACATCAGTAATATAATTAGATGTATTATTAATTATACTAATTAAATTATTACTGGTATCATTAGTATAATTAATTAGATTATTTGAAGTATCTATATTAAAACTGATTAAATTATTAGATGTTTCATTAATATAACTAATTAAGTTATTTGAATTATCTAAATTGAATTCAATTAGATTATTTGAAGTTTCGTCTATTAAGTTATATAAATTGACTTCTTTATCTGATATTTTATTAAATAAAATATTAGAATGTAAATCTATCTGATCAACTAAATTATTTGAACTAATTACCAAATTATTACTTAAATTTTTAATTTTACTAAATTCTTCTCGTGATATATTATTTATTGATCCGGTAAAAATTATATCACCTAATATATCTAATTCTGTTGTTGGATCTTTATTTATACCTAATTTTCCATCTTTATTTATAACTATAAAGTTGTCGTCTTTATTAGTAGCTTTAAATATATCATTATTATTATTATGTGTAATTTTCAAAGATATGTCATCTGATGTATCTGATGTTAATATATGCAAATCTTCAGTCCTATAAGTTTCAGTTTCAATTATAGTTTGACTACCAAGAACATTTAAGTCTGCATTAATTATTAAATTTTTATTAATTTTAATTGTATTTTCATCTATTGTAAAATCATCTGTTTTACTTTTAATTTGATTAACTTTACTATCTAAAGTATTAATTAAATTATTATTTCCAATAGAAAAATCTCTAACATCTGTAATATAATTAGATGTATTATTAATTATACTAATTAAATTATTACTGGTATCATTAGTATAATTAATTAGATTATTAGATGTTTCTAAATTAAAGTTAATTAAGTTATTAGAAGTATCTAAATTAAAGTTGATAATATTATTAGACGTGTCCAAATTAAAATTTATTAAGTTATTCGAATTATATTGATTAAAATTAATTAGATTATTTGATGTGTCTAAGTTAAAATTAATAAGATTATTAGACGAATCAATATTATAATATATAAGATTATTAGAAGTTTCATCAGTATAGATAGTCAAATTATTAGAAGTTTCATCAGTATAGATAGTCAAATTATTAGAAGTATCTAAATTAAATTTAATAAGATTATTAGAAGTATCTAAATTAAATTTAATAAGATTATTAGATGAATCAATATTATAATTAATAAGATTATTAGATGTTTTATCTGTATAATTAATAAGACTATTGGAAGTTTCTAAATTAAAGTTAATAAGATTATTTGAATTAAGTATATCAAAATAGATTAAGTTATTAGATGCATTATCTATATAATTAATAAGACTATTAGATGTTTCTAAGTTAAAATTAATAAGATTATTAGACGTTTCTAAATTAAAGTTAATTAAATTATTTGAATTAAGTATATCAAAATAGATTAAATTATTAGAAGTATCTAAATTATAGTTAATTAAATTATTAGATATGTTATTGTTATAATTAATAAGATTATTAGAAGTTTTGCTAATATAATTACAAGTATTTATAAAATGTGTATTAATATTTTGATCAGTATCTTTAAGATAGCTTAGTTCTAGTGAAGAAATCTCATTAATAAAATTTGCAAAATTAATATTTGTATAATTTACATCTTTATTTAATATTAAATCACCATTTAATTCTAAATTTCCATCAATATTCAAATTTCCTTTAATTATTTGATTTAAATCGATTAAATTATTTTCACTATCTTTTGCTTCAATTGATAAATTATTTCCATCAAAATTAAAAACAGTTTTATTGGTGTTATTTATTAAACTAATATCTGAAACATTAATACCAATATTACCTTCATTATTTCGAAAAGAAACAGCATTATCATATGAAGATATTATTGTATCTCCTAAATAAATTGTAGAACCCGATAAGTATATAGATTTCCATCTATTTTCATTATTACCAATGCTGTGAATATTATTATTTATTGGTATTATATCACCTTCAACCTGAATATTAGAAAATTTAGCTAAATTATTAACTATTAAATTAGAATTTATAATAATATTACTTTCAATATAAACACTACCTAAAACATCTAAATCTGTTGTTGGATCTTTATTTATACCTAATTTTCCATCTTTATTTATAACTATAAAGTTGTCATCTTTATTAGTAGCTTTAAATATATCATTATTATTATTATGTGTAATTTTCAAAGATATGTCATCTGATGTATCTGATGTTAATATATGTAAGTCTTCTGTCCTATAAGTTTCAGTTTCAATTATAGTTTTACTACCAAAAATATTTAAGTCTGCATTAATTATTAAATTTTTATTAATTTCAATTGTATTTTCGTCTATTGTAAAATCATCTGTTTTACTTTTGATTAGATTAACTTTACTATCTAAAGTATTAATTAAATTATTATTTCCAATAGAAAAATCTCTAACATCAGTAATATAATTAGATGTATTATTAATTATACTAATTAAATTATTACTGGTATCATTAGTATAATTTATAAGACTATTTGATGTTATATCAATAAAGTTAATTAAGTTATTAGACGTATCTAAATTAAAGTTTATTAAGTTATTTGATGTAGTATCGATATAGTTTATTAAGTTATTTGATGTGGTATCGATATAGTTTATTAAGTTATTTGATGTGTCTAAATTAAAATTTATTAAGTTATTTGAATTATCTAAATTAAAATTTATTAAGTTATTTGAACTATCTAAATTAAAATTTATTAAGTTATTTGATGTGGTATCGATATAGTTTATTAAGTTATTAGAACTATCTAAATTAAAATTTATTAAGTTATTAGAATTTAGTATATCAAAATAAATTAAGTTATTAGATGTTTCATTGGTATAGTTAATAAGATTATTAGAAGTATTTAAATTAAAGTTAATAAGATTATTTGAATTTAGTATATCAAAATAAATTAAATTATTTGAAGTTTCATCAGTATAGTTAATAAGATTATTAGAAGTATCTAAATTAAAGTTAATTAAATTATTTGATGCTATATCAATATAGTTAATTAAGTTATTAGAATTTAGTATATCAAAATAAATTAAATTATTTGAAGTTTCATCAGTATAGTTAATAAGATTATTGGATGTATCTAAATTAAAGTTAATAAGATTATTTGAACTATCTAAATTAAATTTAATTAAATTATTAGAACTATCTAAATTAAAGTTAATAAGATTATTAGAACTATCTAAGTTAAATTTAATTAAATTATTAGAACTATCTAAATTAAAGTTAATTAAATTATTAGAAGTTTCATCAGTATAGATAATTAAATTATTAGAAGTATCTAGATTAAAATTAATTAAATTATTTGAAGTTGCATCAGTATAGTTAATAAGATTATTTGATGTTTCATCAGTATAGTTAATAAGATTATTAGATGTTTCATCTGTATAGTTAATAAGATTATTAGATGTTTCATCAGTATAGTTAATGAGATTATTAGATGTTTCCAAATTAAAGTTAATTATATTATTAGAAGTTTCATCAGTATAGATAATTAAATTATTAGAAGTATCTAAATTAAAGTTAATAAGATTATTAGATGTTTCATCAGTATAGTTAATAAGATTATTAGAAGTATTTAAATTAAAGTTAATAAGATTATTAGACGATTTTATATTATAATTAATAAGATTATTAGAACTATCTAAGCTAAAGTTAATAAGATTATTAGATGATTCTATATTATAATTAATAAGATTATTAGAACTATCTAAGCTAAAGTTAATAAGATTATTAGAAGTATTTAAATTAAAGTTAATAAGATTATTAGAAGTATTTAAATTAAAATTAATAAGATTATTAGAAGTATCTAAATTAAAGTTAATAAGATTATTAGATGATTCTATATTATAATTAATTAAATTATTGGAAGTATCTAAATTAAAGTTAATTAAATTATTTGAACTAGTAGAACTAAAAGATAAAATATCTTTTACATAATTTGATAAATTTAAAGTATTTGTATTAATAAGTGTAGTATTATCCTCTGTTATATTAATCAAATCTTTATAATTTTCATTTAAATCATTCTCAACATTTTTAATATAATTTGATATATTTGATTTAGCTATATTAATTTTTGTATCTAATAAAGCAATTTTTGAATTATTATTAATTGTCTGACTACTAATATTGATAATTTCATTAGATACATTTTTAACATAGTTTGAAGTATCTAATACATTATTATAAACAGAGTCGATATAATTAGAAGTATCATTTGTAATATTAAAAATATCATTAATATAATTTGATGTATCAAAAATTTTACGCAATAATATATTTGATGTATAATTTGTATAATTAGATGATATATCTTGAGAATAATTTACATAGTTTATTAAATTATTTGATGTTAAATCAATAAAATTTGATATATTATTTGTATAATCTATCAAATTATTAGAAGTTTGAACAATATAATTACAAGTATCATGTATATTTAAATCAACATAGTTAGATGTGTCTACAATATTATTTAAATTTTCTAATATATTTTCAGCATTTTCTGCAATAGAAGTATATATAATCTTATCGATATTGTTTTTAAGATTATCTAATTTATTATCAACACCTAGAATATAATTACTTGAATCTAAATTAGAAGAAATAATATTATTATTAAATTGTTCTAATGTGTTTTCAAATAAATCAAACTTACTATTAAAAACAACATTAGAATAATTAAAATTTTCGAATATAGTATTTGAACTTGTATCCCAATCTGTTTTTAATAAAATATAATTTTCATAATTTTTTTCTTTAGAAGTATTTAAATTTGCATTTAAAGAACTAATATTTCCGTTTATAACATTAATTTTGTTATCTAATATATTTGTTGCAATATCAATGTCATTTTGTGATATATCAGGTATTAATTCTATAATTTCATTTTTTAATTCACTATTTGATTTTTCAACGATTGTATTAACTCTTTCATCTGTATAAAATAAATTTTTAGTTCCTTCAGTTAATTGATCTGTAGAAGCAATATCAATATTATATTCTATATGAAATCCTGTTGTAGTATCTGGGTCATAATTATTAACAATTATATTATCTACTGTTAATGTTCCTTTATAAAAACCATTTTCAATACTTTTATTAATTGTTCCTTGTTGTATATTATCAAGTGTAATTACATCATTATTTTGCTCACGATTAATTAAATAACTATTTAAATCATTATCAAAATATTCTTTTTTATAATATTTATTGCTGGTACCTTCTATAAGTTCATCTGCAGTTTTATCTTCCAAATTTATATTATTAATAAATGATCCATCTGCTATAATATTATCTGCATAAATTGTTCCCCATTTTTTTTCATCTGATCCAATATTAGTATTATTATTAGAAGGAATAATATTGTTATCAAAAATTGCTTCAACTTTAAAAAGAATATTTTGATTATTAAATTTTGCAACAATGTTATTATTATTACCTTCGCGGACACCAATATATGCTTCGTGATCATCACTTTCATTAATAACATTTGCACCAAATACTACAGCATTATTTACATTTTTATTATCAATTTCATCGTTACTATCATTTGCAATTAATAATATATATGTTTCTTCATTTGTTGATGAGAAATTAGCAATATTTGAGTTTTGTGCCTTTAAATTTAAATATGGATTATAGGACATTTGTGTCTAACTCTAATAATTTTAGTTATTTTTATTTTAAATTAAAAATATATATAAAAAATAAATTATTATTAATATCAATAATGGAAGAAACAAATAATTTAGATGTTAAAATCACTAAAAAGAATATGATTAAAGTTATTGTTGATACATTTAATAGTAATATTGATCTAACAAAAGAAGATTATACTTTAAATGATCTTAAAAATATTTTAACAGATGCTTTCAAATCTGTTAAAGACAAAAAAAAAGAAGCAGCTGTTAAAAAAAATCCAAGCGCGTATAATATTTTTGTTAAACAAGAGATGCAAAAGATTAAATCAGAAAACCCTGATCTAGGAAATAAAGAAATTTTAGCATTAGCAGCCAAAAAATGGCAAGAACAAAAAGCTAAAAAATAAAAAATATATAAAATTATTTTTATTTGTAATTATTAATGTATAATTATACTATAGTTACGGCATATATTGAAATTCCTAAGAAAAAATTTCCTTCATACATATATTATAAATGGATCAATAACTATATGTTATTAATTAAAGATACACCTTTAATAATTTATACAAATTCTCAACAAATTAAAGAGATAATTTTAAATTTAAGAAAAGATTATTTAAATACAACAAAAATTATAGATGTATCTATTCAAGATTTGTATTGTTATAAATATATAGATTATTTTAATAAAGATTTTGAAAGAGATTTAGAAAGATATCATGACCCTTTACTATATTTAATATGGAATAATAAAACGGCTTTTATTTATGATGCATATAAAAAAAATTTATTTAATAGTAATTTCTACTTATGGACAGATATTGGTATGATAAGAGATGAATTAACTTATAATACTTTGGAAAATATATTTTTAAGTTCTGATATAGATAAAATAGAAAAAGATAAAATTTACTTATTAGAAGTTGAAAAATTTAATTTAAATGAATTAAATTATACATTAGATGAACCATATAAATTTAAAGAAAATAGATGTGGCGGTGGTGTAATACTTTGTAATAAAGATAATATTGAAAACTGGTTTAATAAATATTATGAAATGTTGGAAAAATTTATCAAATATGATATTTTTGCAGGTAAAGATCAAAATATATTAAACAATTTATATATTAAAAATAAAAATTTTATTAGATTAGTTGAACCAATTAATACTCCATTTGACAAGTGGTTTTATATGTTATATTTTATTAGTATTTAAAAATATTTACAATAAATAGAAATGGCAAAAAAATTTAGTATAAAATCTAAAACGTTGGCACCTATATTATTAGTTGTTTTATTTGTATTATTAGCAATTTCGATATATTATTTAGTTTACAAAAGAAATTGTAATTGCACTGAAAAATTCACAGGTACATTAGTATTAGAAATATATACAGCACCTTGGTGTGGACATTGTAAAAAATTTGAAGAAAACGATAAAATACAACAAATTAAAAATGAATTAGGTACTAGTAATGTTAAACATTATCAAGATAACGATGAAGGTTGTGCTGAAAATATGGCTAAACACGATTTAAATGGATTTCCAAGTATAATTTTAACTAGAAATGACGTAAAAGAACAAACATATTCGGGTGAAAGAACAGCAGAAGGAGTTTGTAATTTTTATAGACAATATTCATAAATTAATTTATTTTTTTTATAATAAATGAAGAAAAATATATTAGCAATTTTTATATTAGTTGCTATTATTATTATTTTAATTGGTTATTTAAATTGTAATAAAACAGCAAATGATTATAATATATTTAGTAAAAACTATAATTTTACTAAGTATAAACTTTTAGACAATTATTTAAATGGTTGGGAATTGGCCCATTTTATATTATATGGTATACTAACCTATATATATCCTAAAGAATGGTTTTTTATATTTATGATCGGTATTTTATGGGAATTTATTGAAGAATTTTTTTCACAATTAGATTTGAAATATTGTTTTCATAAAAACTATGAATATTGGTATTCAAGATATGAAGATATAATTATGAATAGTTTAGGAATTGGTACTGCTTTAATTATAAAAAAATTTATTTAAATAGATGAATTATTATTAGTATAATGATTTATATAAGTTTTGATATTGGTATTAAAAATTTAGCTTTATGTATTTTAGAAAATAAAGATAATAATATAACTATAATTGACTGGCGGGTGATTACATTGGCTGATAAGAAAAAAGATGTTAATGGATTAAATTTAATATCAGAAATATTATTTTATGAACTTGATAATATTATTGGTTGTATTGAAGAATTAAATTATGATACTATAGATTATGTAATTATTGAAAATCAACCATCAAATCTAAATGGTATTATGAAAAGCATTCAATTATTAATATTTTCTTATTTTAGTTTATTAAAACACTGGGATAAATTTATAGGACAGGTTTTATTAATTAATGCATCATTAAAATTACAATATCATTCTTATAAACCAGAACCACTAATTAAAATAGATCCAAATAGAACAAAAAAAGAACAAAAAAGAGATAAATATAGAAATAATAAAAATGATGGAATAGAAATAACTAAATATTATATTAAAGATAATGAAATTTTAAATAATTATTTTATAAAATATAAAAAGAAAGATGATTTAGCTGATACATTATTGCAAACTGTTTCATATATAAAAAAACATAATAGTAATAGTAATATAGAAAAGGTTAATATAGCAGATAAAAATCTACTTGAATTATAAAAATAGTACATTTCTTTATTTTTTTATAAATTTTAAAAAGCTTTTTAAAAATTTTAATAATTTTAAGAAATGTACTATTTTTGATTTCAAGCTAAAAAAGGCCATTTTTTACAATTTTTTAGTGAATTTTAGTAATATGTTTATTATGATAAATGATAATAAAAATTAAGGCTAAAAATGGCAAAAAAAACTTTTAAAAAAATCTGAAAAAAAATTTAGGAAAAAATTTTGCCGTGAGTAAATTACTCATTTTTTGAAAATTCTGATAATGATTTTTGTATATAAAAATAAAATGTCTTACTTATTATAGTAATGGCTCAAAATTACTCAAAAAATATCTATAATTGTTGTATATGTAATTATGTTTCTAATAGGAAATATAATATTAATAGACACCATATTAGTAAACATAATAATATAAAATGTAAAAATATAGATACTTTGAAAAATGAAAAAAATGTCAGCCCAAATGAAAAAAAAGTCAGCCCAAATGAAAAAAAAGTCAGCCCATGTGAAAAAAAAGTCAGCCCATGCGAAAATAACGATAATATTTGTATAAAATGCAATAAGTTTTATAAAACTAAGAAAAGTTTATTAGAACATGAAAAAAAATGTAAAGGTATAGATGAATTAACTTGTCCAAGATGTATGACTAATTTTACAACAAAACAAGCAAAATCAAAACATATTAAAAGAAATAATTGTAAACCAAGAAGTATTATATATGCTAAAACACCAAATTATGAAAATATAGAAAGACAAAATATTAATACTTTTAATAATATTGAAAATCAAACTAATAATTATATTACAAATTATAATAATATATATATTAATAATTATGGAAACGAAAGACAAGATTATTTAAGTTTTGATAAAATGTTAGAAATTTTTAAAAAGGTGTATGATATACCTAGACTTTTAACAGAAGAAATACATTTTAATAAAGAATTTCCTGAAAATAATAATATCCAATATAAAAATGATTCTAATGCATTAATTAAAAAAGACGATGAATTTATATTAAAAGATTTAAATATTTTAGCGGAGGAATTAGTTAAGGAAAAAACAGTTCAAATGCAAAAGTTTGCATTAGAAAATAAAAATAACATATGTACAAATATAGAAACACAAAAATATCAAGATATTGTCGATTTATTACTACATTTTATATTATTAAAAGAACCACAAGAACATTATAAAAAACAAATTAAAAATATAAGAGATCTAATTAAGAATAATAATTAGAGATTATTTTAATCTAGAAGCATAAATTGGATACTCTTTATTATAAGGATATGTCTCATCTTTTAAAATAATAGTTGCATTATTGTATTTATAAAATACACTTGATATACTTTGATCGTGTCTATTATCTTTGAAATTTTTATTTTTTTGTATTTTATTATAAGTATCAGTAATTAACAAATTATTATTATCAATAATATTGTATAATTCATTAATTAAGTTTAAAGAATTATCTGTTTTTTTGAAAAAACGTATACCACCTATAAGTTGTTTTGAATTATATATTTTGTTTGAATTTGATATATCAAATAACTTAAATATTTTATCTATTGTCCAATTATTTTCTATTTGATTTAATTCAAAAGATAAAATATCTTTATTGCTTTTATTTATTTGTTCTATATATTCAAAAAATCTATTTTTAGCATATTTATTAATTGTACATCCACAATCTAAATATAATAATATATCATTATCCTTTATTTCATTTAATCTTTTTCTAATAAAATAATTTTTCCATATCCAGTATCCATACCCTTTTTCGTAATTAAAAATATTTTTATGTTTATTTTTAAATTGAAAATCAATATTTTCTGGTGTATATATTGTAATACTATTAAACCATTTAGAATCGTTGGCTTCATTATATAATCTTTTTATTGAATTTTTATATTTATCACAACCAAATGATATTAAATGAATATTATTCATATCAATTATTATAAAATAATACTTTATATATGTTTTTGCAAATAATAAATAGTATCTCTATTAAATTTAGTAAAATTATTACTAATTAATAAATCTGTTATTTTTTTCCAAAAAATATCTTTAGAAGCAGAATTATTTACTTTATTAATTTTTTTTATTTTTTTGTATTTCCATTTATAGATTTGTTCTAATTTTTTATCAGATGTATTAGGATTAATAGATTCTTTAAATATTTTATTATTATTTATTAAATTTGTTATAAAATAATTTAGATCATTATATTTATAATAATCTAAATTTATACAATCCCACATATCAAAAAATAGTACATAATCATATGTTTTACATAGCAAAAAATTACTATTATAATCTAAAAAAGTATTATTATTATCAATAATAATAATATTATCTTTATAATTGAAATTTTTATCCTTAATAATCTTATTAATTTTTGGTATAATTTTAGATATTGATTTTTTATATTCACCATTACTGCTTAAAATACAATCATCTCTTGTAAAAAAAGGTCTATTAAATTTAATATTATTACCTTTTTCAATATATTCAATTTCTTTTTTTGCCCAAGATGCATCAGAAGCAGTATAAATAAAAATATAAGATTCTGGATAATATTTCTTTATTTTATTATAAAAATAACTGAAAAATGGTCTTATTAATTTTGAATTATTTTTATAAGATGATATCATATTATTATTATTAATAATTTTAACACTATTTTTTTTTTGTAAATTTTGCAAATTATATAAATCTGCCTGATATGAGCAATTACCTATAATAGTGCCATCTAAATCTAATATGAATATTTTTTTATTATTCATAATATTTAATTCTATACTAATAATAGATTTATAAAAAATGTCAATATTAGTGCATTTACTATTAGTATTTTTAGTAATATTTTTTACAATAATTTATCCAATTATATTTATTAAAAGTAAAATTAATTTATTTGTTAAAATATTAAATTTAATAATGTTATTTGTTATTATCAATTTAATGTTTACTATAATTAACAAAAATTTAAAAGTTTATAAAAGTAAAATATGTGAATTAATAAATAATGATAATACTTATAATATAATTAAAAATGATTATTATCTTTAAAAATTATATAAAGATAAATTTCCTATAATAAATAGGTGCTCTCATAGCTCAGTCGGCAGAGCGCAAGGCTTTTAACCTTGTGGTCGTGGGTTCGAGCCCCACTGAGAGTACTAACATTTTTTTTTTAAAGTATATAAAGATTAAAATATATATATATATGGGAAGTAATCCCCGCCCTCATAGCTCAGTTGGTTAGAGCGAACGGCTGTTAACCGTTAGGTCACAGGTTCGAACCCTGTTGGGGGCGTTAATTATTTTTATAAATAACTAAAATTATTTTTACTTAAATAACTAAAATTATTTTTAATTTACTTTAAATATAAAAAAAATGATTTTTAAATTTTAAAAACAAATTATCTTAAAAGAATGGACTATTCAAGGTTTACAAAAGTTTTTCATAATTCTGATAAGCAAATTCAAGCTTACAAATATAATGTGGATTTAGAAGAAAATACTAAAAAACATTTTCAAAAATGTTTTGATAACTGGACTACAGTATCTGATGAAGATATTATGGTATGTAAGGAAATGATTTCTAAACTGACTGATAATAATATTAATATTAGGGGATCAACTACAAATGATACAATTTCACTAAATAATGATAATCATAGTATTCATTATTATGTAAGATTTAATAAAAAAAATGTTGAATTATGGTATATTAAAGGTGTTTATCAAGAACATTTTAATGATTCATTTGATTTTCTATTGATGATTCTTTCTTATTAATATTTTTTATATTTTTATTTAATTAAATAATATTAGTTATATCTTTATAATAAATTTCGTTTATTTGACCAAGTTTATCAAAATTAAAATCTATTTTTTGTTTTTCTGAGAACCAATCTTTTGGAGCAATAATTATTTTTTTTGTATCATAATAACTTATATATGATGCCATAAGACTAAAAGTAGAATTCGCTATAATATTATGTTTAAATAAACTTAGTAAAATAAATTCTACTTCAACACAATTAATATCTACAAAATATAAATTTGTATTATTTGAAAATAATTCACTTTTAATATTATTTTTACACCATTCTATATCATCAGAAAAAATAACAACATTATTTTTATCTGCTATATTGTAAGCTTTTATATAATAATCTAAATTTAAATTATTGTGCTCATTATTTGGTGTTAAAATATAATCTGTTCTTCTAAAATGCATTGTTACCATATCATTATCTGTACATTCAGTATTATTAATTTTTGTAAAATAATTTTTAATTGTATTATATAAGTTATAGGCAATATACATATAATTTTCAGACGAATAAACTAAATGTCTTAAAAAAATTCTAGAATTAAATTTATCGTCAAAATATTTAAATGATTGAAAATATCCAACTAATTCATAATTATCATCATTTTCTAAATTAAATTCTATACTTCTATGATTATAAGGTTCATAAACTCGTTTAAATTTAATATCCTTATAATCTGTTTCTGATAATACATTTAATTTATTTGAAAATAAATCTTTCCAGAAACTTTTACGTGTTAAATTATAATTGTTAAAAAGTTTATCTGATGTTTTAAATACTAATTTTTTATTATGTTTTAAAGAATTAACATAAGCGGTTGCAATTTGAAATAATTGATTACCTAACCCACCACATATTTGTACTGATAAATATTTTTGTTTATCATTATTGAAATTAAAATCAAAACTGGTAAATTCTGACATTATATATATAAATTAGTTAAATTTTTATATAAATATGATTTTTATTTAAACATAATAAATTAAAAGAATATAGAAATGAATTTTAGAGATAATTCACACGATGAAATATTCAATCTAAATAAAAATAATTTTAATAATAATCCATCATCATTGAGAGCCGGAGATGATATGATTTTTAATAAAAAAAAAATAAGTCATGATATAGTATCTTCTTCATCTGCATCCTCAAATAGTTCTGTATCTTCATTAAGTGATAGTTCTTCAAACTCGTCTAGAAGTTCTGGACCTAAGATTAAGAAAAAAAAATATCAATCATCTGATGATGGTTCATCTTCTGCAGGTGGAAGTACAGCATCTGGTTCATCTGAAGATTCATCTTCTGTTGCTAATAGTGATATAAGTACACCTGTTAAAAGAAAAAAAGATAGTGTAATGGTTGATAATTTAAGAGAAAAAAAAGAAATTATATATCAACTTGAAAGATTGGAAGCAAGAGGTTATAAAATTCCATTTAAATTTAATTTAAATTCAGATCTTGAAGAAATGCGTCTTGAATATAATAAATTATTAAAAGAAAAAGAAATTGACAGTAGTGTTCGTTTTCAAAGAAAAATGTTAATGGCATTTGTAACCGGTTCGGAATATCTTAACAACAGATATGATCCTTTTGCTGTACAATTAGATGGATGGTCTGAACAGGTTCACGATAATATAAATGATTATGATGATATTTTTGAAGAATTACATGAAAAGTATAAATCAACAGGTAAAAAAATGGCACCCGAATTAAGATTATTTATTAGTTTATCTGGTAGTGCATTTATGTTTCATTTAACTAATAGAATGTTTAAAGAACAACCTTTGCCAAATGTTGAAAATGTCTTAAAATCTAATCCAGAATTAATGAAACAATTTCAAAAAGCAGCCGCAAAAGAATATGTAATGCCAAGTCAAGGTAATAATAATCAGCAAAAAAATCAAGGTAATAATGCAAATGGGCCGGGAATTTTTGGAATGGTAAGTGGATTATTTAATAATATAGGTAATGGTTCAATGAGAAATAATATTAGCAAAAATAATGATATGATGATAATGATTCAATAAGTGAAATAGATTCTATAATTGATGATGTACATAAAAATATATCTGTAAATAATTTTAATTCAAATTCTAATAATATAGAAACTTTATCTGTTAGTGATGAAGAAATAACATCAATAATTGAAGATAATGCAGATATTAAAATTTTAAATAAAAACAAAAATAATAACAAAAGAAGATCGCTAAATATTTAATTTATTTTTTAGAAAGTTTTTTAACACCTTTTAAGCTTTTTCTAGCAATTGATTTAGCGCCTTTAAAAACACCAACAGCATTTTTAGGAACTTCTTTAATACCTTTTACGGGATTTTTTAAATTAGATTCAATTTTAGAACTAACATCGCCTATATTTTCGAAAAATATAGTAATAGTCGATAATATTATAGGTATTATAATTACAGTTAATATTACTAATACTAATAATATCATTTCAATTGTTGCCCCTGCAAATATTAATTCTCTTCTAATATCTTCAGAACATTTGCATTTTTCTGTTATTAATAATCTAGTATAAGTCATAGTCATCCATAAATATAAACCAAATACTAAATAGAACATAACAATAACAAATGTGTACACAGTTGTTATTTTAGGTCCAAATATATCGGCTAAGATAGTTCCAGGGGGTACTAACATAACAAATAATATAAATCCTAATGCAAAAATACTAAATTGTTTAATAAATTTAACATAAGGATATTTTACATCACATTCAACCATACATCCAGATTTTTCAAGTTTTTGGATATATGTATATACCGAAATTAATAAAATAAACATAAATAAATGTATAATGAAATTTCCAATGTATCCGGGTGTTAACATATTTTTCATTTATAACTATATCTATACTTATATAGGAAAAAAAGTTTTTTAATTTTCTAAAATATTTAATATTAAAAATTTTGTTGAATTATCAATAGTATCTAAATTTATATTTTTAAGATTGTCTATTATTTTTTCATTTTTCTTATATTTTAATATAATATTCATTAATTCTAATAAATAATCTAATATATATTTTTTTTCTATATTATTCATATAATTATCAAAAGTATCATAAATATCAATTAATAATTTATCAATAATTGTATCTTCAAATTCATTAAATATTATTTTACAATATATTTTAATAACATTTATATGTTTATTTTTCCATTTTACATAATGACAATAATCATTATAGTATTTGTCATCTAAAATATTATTTTTTAATATAAAATCATATGGAACCCATAATTTTTCTTCATAAAATTTTGTAATATAATTTAAAAATATATTTTTATCATAATTAATAAAAATTTTAATTATATTTTCATAAACATTGTCGTTATTTTTTCCAATATAAACCAACAATATATTATATAATTCATCTAGTATAACTTTATCATCTTTTACACTATCAATTAATTTGGTAATATTTTCTAGTATACTTTCCTTATTATTATTAGTTATTTTATTTAAATAACCAATCATATTTTTTTTTACAATATTATTATCAGACAATGATGTAAAAGTATATATCCTATTTTTATTTGTATTAAAATTATTGTTTGTAAATTTTTTAAATTTTTTCTTTTCCCAAATACTTTTTGCATCATATCTATTAGTAAAACAACTATAACTTTTTATTAATTCACAATATTTTTTTTTTATATTTTCTGGTATATTATTATCATATTCATTTAATTTATTTTTAAATTCTTTTAAATCAATTTTAATTATATCTTCTTCTAATTCATTAGCATTCATATATAATAATTATTTACTATATTTTTATATAAGAATATTATATTATTATATTATATTATTTAATTTATGAAATTAGCAAATTTTATAAATTTATTAGATGACTATTATAATAATTATAGCATAGAAAGATCTATTATTGTTGTTCCTAATGATGATAATTTATATAAAATAAATGAAAAATTAATTAAAAAAGACTATTCAATTTTAGAAATAAATAATAAAAATATTAATAATGCTAATTATTCTTCTTTAAATTACAGAATTATTTTGATAAAATATAAATATATTCATAAAATTATTAATATATTATCAAACTTAAATTTATTAAAATGTTTTAATTTAATTTTATTTTATAATATCAATAATACTCTTAAAAATTATACATATAATTACATTAAAATAATATCTTCTATTTAAAATATAGAGATAATGGCTAAAAAAAACAATAATAATAATTTAATAATTGGATTATTTATATTTTTTATTATTATTTTATTATTTATTATATTTAATCGCACTAACAGTGATAATAAATCAAATAATAATTATATGATTGAATATTATTCAATGAATGGATGTACACATTGTTCACATTTTGAAAATGAATGGAAGAAAATTGAAAAATATTTACCATATAATACAAAAAAATATAATGAAAATACGAAAGAGTATGATAATAGAATTGAAAAATTTAATATAGAAGGGTTTCCACATATACAATTAACAAAAAATAATATGATAGTTGATGAATTTAGAGGCACAAGAACATTAGATGAAATTTTAAAATGGTATAAAAATAATAGTAGTTAAATATAAATAAATGGAAATCAAAGAAGAGTTTGAAAGTCAAAATGCTACATATATAATTTTATCAAAATCTAAATGTAAATATTGTGATTTAAGTAAAGATTTATTAAAAGAAAAAGAATTAGAATTTACAACAATTGATTGTGATAAATATATAACAACACAACGTGATAAAAATAAGTTTTTAGAAGATATTTGTGAAATTATTGGACACGAATATATGATGTTTCCAATGATTTTTAAGGATAAAAAGTTTGTAGGAGGATTTAATGAACTAAATGAATCGCTTAAAAATTAAATTTTTTTTTATATATTTATTTATTAATATATATGCCTCCGCAAATATCTCTTAGTAATTTATATGAAATTAAAAATAAAAGAGATAATTATAAAAATAAAACTTTTGATGAAATAATAAAAAAATGCCACGAAAAAATAAAATCTATTGCACATCAAGGTGGTATGAATACTTTTTTTGAAGTACCATTTATTGTAATTGGAAAACCATTATATAAAATTAATGATTGTATAGAATATGTTATAAAAGCTTTACAAAAAAATGGTTTACTTGTTAGATTAATTGAAAAAAATATGATTTATATATCTTGGAATCCGGTTGATATTAATAAAAGAAAATTAATTAAATAAAAAAAATGAATATTTAATATATAATAAATATAATATTATGATTAATGTATATACAGATGGTTCTTGTATTAATAATGGTTTACCAGATGCTATAAGTGGATATGGTGTTTATTTTAGTGAAAATGATCTAAGAAATGAATCGAAAAAAATAGAAGGAAAAAAACATACAAATAATATAGCAGAATTAACTGGATTTATAAGAGCATTAGAAATATTAAATGAAGAAATAATAAAAGGTACCCATATAAATGTATATACAGATTCGGAATATGTAATTAAATGTGCTAGTAATTATGGTGAAAAATTAGAAAGGAATAATTGGAAAACTAGTAATAATAAAGATCCACCTAATGTAGAATTAGTTAAAAAAGCACATAATTTATTTAAAAATTTATTTAATGTTAGATTAATACATATTAATTCACATACTAATAAACAGGATATCCATTCGATAGGAAATGAAATGGCCGATAAACTAGCAAATGAAGCAATTGGTATTAATAGTTGTCCTTACAATGATAAAAAAAAATTTATTAATATTTCTTTTGGCAATAAGGATATGGCTAAAGAATTAGGTGCTAAGTGGGATAAAAATAAAAAATCTTGGTATTATGATGATAAAATATCAGAAGAAAATATAAATAAATTAAAAGATTTAGAATCTAATAATAGTAATTGTATCCGAACTGATGTATCAAATGATAAAAAAAATTATATTAAGATATCATTTGCGAAAAAAAATTTAGCAAAATCTTATGGAGCAAAATGGGATCCTATAACAAAATCTTGGTATTACTTAGATAATTTAGATAGTGAAAAAATTACTAAGTTAAAAGAACTACAAAATTAAGGAGTTATTTCTATTAAATTTTGTAAATCATAGTTTTCTTTTTCTAAATTAAAATTTTCATTTTCTAATTCTATATTTTCAATTTCTAATCTAATTATTTTTGTTTCTAAAATTAAATAATCATCTTGTAAATTATTAATTTTTTGTTGTAATAATTGATTATCTATTAATAAGTTTAAAATTTCTTTATAATTTTTAATTGCATCAATATACTTATCAAATGTATTATCCATATACATTAATAATATATATTATTTTTTTGGATAAGGATATTGTACTGTTCTTACACTCAAACCAAATTCCAATTGCTCATTAATTTTATTTAATGCATTAGTAATTTTTGTTAATTGAATAACAATGTCTTCATTATCGCTAAAATTCTCAATATTTTTTTTTCTTATTAAATAAGCCGAAAATAATATAACAATTAATAATACTAATATTATTAAATAAGTATATAGTAAAGATTTTTTACTTTTCATTTATTTAATATCTAATATTTTTATTTAAAAAATGATTTATTAATTAAATAACAATAAAATTAAATGTCTAAAAATGAGTTAGGTCAGTTTTATACAACTAATTATGAATATATACTAACAAATATGTTTATTCCAGAAAATATAAAAACTATTATTGAACCTTTTGCAGGTAAAGGAAATTTATTAGATTTTATTGATAACAAGGAAATATATAATATTGAATTATATGATATTGATCCTAAATGTGAAAATACAATTAAAAAAGATACTTTAAAATATCCACCATCTTATAAAGATAAATTTGTATTAACAAATCCTCCTTATCTTGCAAGAAATAAAAGTAAAAATAAAGAATTATATGACACTTATAATACAAATGATTTATATAAATGTTTTATTATTAATTTAATTAATGATGAATGTTTAGGTGGTATAATTATTATTCCTCTTAACTTTATATCATCAGTTAGAAAATCAGATATTAAATTGCGAAAAAATTTTATAGATAAATATTCTATTAAGATTATAAATATATTTGAAGAACAAGTATTTGATGATACAACGTATACAATATGTGCATTATATTTTACAAAAAAAGAAATAAATAATTTAACAACTATTAATATTTATCCAAATTTTAAAACATTTAGTCTAGAATTTACAAATTACAATAATTATACAATAGGTGGTGAAATATATAATTTGCCAATAAACAAAGAGTATGTAATAAGTAGGGCAACTAAAAAAAATAAAAATAATATTACAAATATATTATTAAAATGTATAGACGATAATGAAAATAGTAAATTAGGATTTAAATTAGTTGAAGATGAAAAATTATTTATTGATAATACACCTAATTTATCAGCAAGAAGTTATGCTACACTTTGTATTAATAAAAAACTAACACTAGATAAACAAAAAATATTAGTTGAAAAAATGAATAATTATATAAATAATTTAAGAGAAAAAAATAATTCATTATTTTTAACTAATTATAGAGAAAGCAATACAATATCCAGAAAAAGAATTTCATTTGATTTAGCATTTAATATTTGCAATTATATACTAAATTCATATTAAATTTTTTATATATTCAATATTAATTCGCGGTAGAATAGGAGAGCATTCCCATAAATGTGTTTTTAAATATGTTATGATTTTATATTTTTCAGGAAATATATGATATAATCCATTGTCAATAGATTCTGTATATTTAATTAATTTTTGATTCATTAAATTTGCACTACTTTTTGGAAGAACTATTAATAATTGAATATCACTGGAAATAAATCCACCATTTTGTTTTATTTCAGGTACTGAATTACCAATAGAATGATTTGTAATATCTTTTAATGTAGGAGGATATTCATATGGATAATACCATTCATTATCAATAATACCAAATTTATAATAATTAAATGTCCAATAAATACCTTTAATATAATTTTCACAAGCGTTGAAAATTATAGATGAATTTACTAATATATTTGTGTTAAACATATATTTATAATAAATAAGTTTCCAATTTTTAAAATTAGAATATATTTCTTTAGCAATCGGGTCCTTATTTTTAATAGCATAATAATCACTATTAGTTTTGGATCTATCTTCGTTTTTATTTAAATAAATTTCAGTTAATTTATATAAATCTGTATCTTCTGTATTTGCTAATTGAGAAAATATATCTGTTAAACATTTATGATTTATTTTATCTTCAATAACAAGAAAATCATTTGTATTAATAGAATTTTTTGTATAATTTAATATTAATTCTAAACCATTATTTTTCAAATTTAATGTAAGTAAATGCGGAATGAAATCATTTCCTAATAAAGAACACATTACACAATAATTATCAATAAGATTATTAGATTTATCAGAAAATATATTATCATATTCTTCTAACTTTTCTAGATTCCATTTACTAATTAATTCAGAAATAATTGCTTTTCTTAAATTATTAATATTAAGATAATTATAAACTATATTATTATTTTTATCGGTAGTTTCTCTCATTAAATAAATATTATTTTTATGGGACATTAATGATAATATAATTAAGTCAGCATCTAAACCATTAACAACAATATTATTATCATAATCAGAATTTTTTATAATATTTAATATTTTATGTTCACCTTCTCCAACTTCATTACTACCGCTATAATATATAATTGTATTGGTATTAGAATGATATCTAACTTTATCAGTCATATAATTATTTAGTTTTTTCATAAAATTTGTCCCCGGTGTAATAGCATTACTATCCCAATTATTATTTTCATTATCTAATTTTTTTCTTAAAGTTGATAAATACCTTCTTTTTCTTTGTTGAATAACTTTGGCCAATGGCGCAATGCCATCTGTGCATATATGTAATTTTTTCGGATTATACAACTTGATATATTCTAATACTTTATTCCATAAAGCTTCAAATATTAATTCATCATTTTGATACTTAGATGATACTGGATGAATAATACCATTAAAATCTAAAAATAAGAAATCAATAGGAATATTATTAATTGAATTAATTAAAATTGATTTATAACTTTTAGTTAATGTATAAAAATAATAAGGAATTCCCATAATAATTATTAATAATATATATTTATATATTTTAATCAATTTTTTATTTTTCTTGTGTTTTAATTAGATAGAAAGTAATTATATTTATAAATGGCTGGTACAATGAAAACTATTATGAATGCTATTATAGGTAGTGATCAATCTAAATATGCTGCAATAGCTATTTTAATTACAGTAACAATATTATGTTTAGCTATATTATTTATGGAATCGGATATATCTATTGGTAAAAGATTTATGGGTGTATTATTTGTCATATTAATGGCATTGCCTGGTACTGTTTTATCACTTGTTGAATTAACCTGTATAGTAACTGGTGGTAGATATGATAGCAAAAGATGGTGGTGTTCTATATTAGCCTGGGTAATTGCTGTAATTGTAATAATATATTGCGCAACTATTATAATAGCTATTATTAATTCTTTAATGACTTATAAAGAAGCTTCTGTTAAAGTAGAAGAACATGAGTTTAATAAAAAAGCAACTGAAAAAGAAGCGAATGTTATAGCCGAAAATATATTAGGAGAAAATAAAGACAGTGAAGCAAAAATGGTTGAAAAAGAATTAAACAATGTAATTAAAAAACAAGAAATGAACGAAATGGCAAAACCTGTAAAAATAATAGAACAGCCCGTACAACCAATGCAACAACCAATGCAACAACCAATGCAACAACCAATGCAACAACCAATGCAACAACCAATGCAACAACCAATGCAAAAACCAATGCAACAACCAATGATGGATGGATTTAATCAAGGTTCATTCGCTGGAACAGAAGCTACTAGTTATAATTTATTAGAACAATTTAAAAATAAAAAAGAAAACTTTGGTTCTTGTGGTGGTGCAGACAAAATAATGGAAGGTTTCGGTGGCTGTGGACGCCGTCGGGAAGAAATGTTCAAAAACAAAATGAAAAAATAAATTATTTTTAGAAAGTTTTATATCTTCTTATTGCATTTAGTAAATCAACTTTATGTAATAAATGAGTTATTAAATAATTAATTGGCCAGAAAAATGCAAAAAATGCAAATACAAATTTAGAAAAATTATCCCATTCAATTAAAGAATTTGATGTCCAACTATAATAAACAGCAACTATAGAAAATGGCAACATAAATATGAATAATATAAATAATATCCATAATTGTAATGTATTATCCTCCTCTTTATTTTTATCAGTTTTAAAAGATTCTTTTTTTACTTTATCGTATTTTGATAACTTAAGATTTTTATACAAATCACTTAAACCTTTTATTGCTAAGATTTCTAACATAAATTCTCTAATATATAATAATAATTTTTTTTAAGGTTTAAGAAATTATTACATAAATATAATCAAATGAAAAAAAAAGAAAAAAATGAATCTACTGGTTATATAAGACCACAAACTTGCAGAAATTGTGGAATAAATGGTCATTTATACAAAGATTGTATTCATCCAATAATGAGTTATGGTATAATATGTTACAAAAATGATAATAATACTATAAAATATTTAATGATTCAAAGAAAAGATAGTTTATCTTTTATGGAATTTATAAGAGGAAAATATAATATATCAAATCAGGAATATCTTTTAGAATTATTTAGTTATATGACAAATGATGAAAAAAAATTAATGCTAAATAATGATTTTGATACAATATGGAATTATGCATGGTCTCAACCAAGTAATGCAAATATAAAAAATACAAGTGAATATTTAGAATCTAAAAGAAAATTTAATTATCTGTCAAGTGATAAAAATTTAGAATATTTAATTATAAATAGTTGTAATAATTTATATGAACAAGAATGGGGGTTTCCAAAAGGTAGAAGAAAGTTAAAAGAAACTAATAAAGATTGTGCAGTAAGAGAATTTTGCGAAGAGACCAGATTAACAAAAAATGATATAGATTTAAAAAATAATCTAAATAATTTTGAAGAAATTTTTTATGGCACTAACAATATACTATATAGACATGTATATTATATTGGTAAGATTAATAAAAATGTTAAATTAGAACTGGATAATAGTTGTTTAGAACAAGTAAGAGAAATTAGAGCATTAGAATGGTTTACGTATGATGAAGTATTATTAAAAATAAGAGATAAAAATATAGAAAGAATTGAAATATTTAAATTAACAGATAAACTTATTAAAAAAGAAGAAAATATATTATAAAAAATAATTATAATTTATAGAGATAATGAGTAGTTATAAATTTAGTAAAGAAGATTGTAAAAAATGGATAGAAAGTACAAATAAGTTTATAAATCCTCAAACTGGAAGAAAATTGAAAGAAGATAGTGTTGTATTAAAAGAATTAAAAAAACAATGTGAAAAATATAAAGATTCCGATATTAAAGATACTAAATCACCAGAAATAAAGAAAAAATCTCCTAAAAAAGATAGAGTTATTGTTAAATCAATATTAGAAGAAAGATTATCAAAAGACGAGTGTTTGAAATGGCAAAATGATAAAACTAGAAATCCTAGAACAAATATTTTAATAGAAAAAAATGGAAAATTATATAATAAAATTGAAGAACAATGTAAAATATTTTTAGAAGAAAAAAAAGAACCAAAAAAAAGTAAAGAATCAAATAGTGATAAAATAAAAGAATATAAACGAATTATTAGAGAAGAAATATTAACTGATGATGAAGAAAGGGATTTAAAACTAAAAATTAAAAAATTAGAAGAAGAAAAAGAAGATAGAAAAGAAAAGGAAAAGGAAGATAGAAAAGAAGATAGAAAAGAAAAAGAAGATAGAAAAGAAAAAGAAGATAGAAAAGAAAAAGATATTATACAAAAATTAGAAAACGGTGAATTATATTATCCAGATATAAATGATGATGATTTTAAAAATAAAATTAACAATTTATATGAATTTAATATTCATAAAATAGATAAATTTCAAAAAATTAATAGTATTGAAGAATTTAACAAAAATACATTAAAAATGTGTGGAGAATTTGAAAAAACTTATTACCAATTATTTATTAGTCATTATATATCTACGCGCACCCCATATAATAATTTACTATTATATCATGGTGTTGGTGTTGGTAAAACTTGTTCGGCAATAACACTTGCTGAAAATTTTTTAATATCACATTCTCAACATAATGATCCTAAAATATGGGTTATAATGCCCAGTGCTTTAAGAGGAAGTTTTAAAGAACAAATATTTAGTTTATCAAATTATGACGATTACAAAGTATTATCAAATCAATGCACTGGCGATACTTATATTAAATTAACACAAATATTAAAAAAAGGGGATAAAGATAAAGCATTATTTAAACTTAAAAAATTTATAAATTCTAGATATAAATTATTTACATATGATGAATTTGCAAAACTTATTGAAAATGAATATAATAACAAAATTGTTAAAGATAAAGTTATAATTATAGATGAAGCGCATAATATTAGAAATAGTACTAAAAATGAAGATAAAAGAGTTTATACAGCAATAACTAATGCATTAATGAATGGTAATAATAATAAATTAGTTCTTTTATCGGCTACACCTATGTATAATGAACCAAATGATATAATAGATTTATTATATTTATTTTTATTAAATGATAAAAGAGATGATTTATTAAAAATAGTTAATCATCCATTCCCAAATATATTCGACAAAAATGACGATATAAAAGATAATATGAAAATAATATTAGAAAAATTATCTAATACATATATATCATATTTGAGAGGTAAAAATCCTTTTACATTTGCTATTAAATTAACTGCAAAACAAAATGGATTTAAAGTTTTAGATAAAGTAATCGAAAATGATCCAAATAATAATCCTATACCAAAAAATGATGAAAAATGGTTAGAAAAAATAGAAGATGATATCGTATTATCAGATATTTCTGAAAAACAAAAAAAATTAATTATTGATAAAAAAGAATTTAATGAAACAAACGTACTGGCAAACTTACAACCAATGAATATTGTATATGATACATTAACAGGCAGTAGTGGATTTTCTCTATTTTTTAATAGAAATGAAACTACAGGATCTTTAAATGTAAGTTATAGCAAAAAGTATGAAAATGCTTTGTTTCCTGATAAAGAAAATTTAGGTAAATATTCAAGTAAATTTTTAACAATAGCTAATTTTGTTAAAAATGCAAAAGGTGTAGTGGTTATTTATTCACGATTTATTGAAGGAGGAGTTTTGCCTTTAGCAATTATATTGGAACATATGGGATATAACAGAGAAGGTGAAAAAAATATTTTATACAAACCTAAAATTATTAATAATCCGCCAAAATATGGATTTGTACCAAAATACTGTATAATGACATCACATTCTGATATAAATAATGTTATGGGTGGTACTAGTATTGATAAATTATTGCCAATAATTAATAACCCTAAAAATTTAAATGGTGAATTAGTTAAAGTTATACTAATGACACCTGTAGCAAGTGAAGGTTTAAGTTTTTATAATACAAGAGAAATGCATATAGTAGAACCTTGGTATCATTTTAATAAAGTTAAACAAATTATAGGAAGAGGAATTAGAAATTGTAGACATAATAGTTTACCATTAGAAGAAAGAAATATGACAGTATTTATGCACGCAACATTTGATAATTATAAAACAGAAACACCTGATATACATGCATATAGAATTTCATCTAAAAAATTGATACAAAGTACACAAATAGATACAATTATTAGAAATAATGCTATAGATTGTGATTTAATGAAAAATATTAATTATTTCCCTAAAGATATTTTCAATTTTGATATTAAACTAATATCTTCACAAAACAAAAAGATAGATTATAAATTTGGAGATGATGAAATATTAAATCCTAAATGTAATATTGATAAAAGAAATAAAAATAAATTAGGTTTTAGAAAAGAAACATATAAGCATTTTATATTTAGTGTTTCTAAAAATATAAAAAAATTATTATTAGATAAAATACAAAATGGTAATGCATTTTTATCATTTAAAGAAATATTTGATATAATAAATGTTGATGAAAAAATCATATTTGAATCTATAAATAGTATTATTTATCCAAATAAACTAATAGAAAATTATATATTAGTATCACACAATAATGGTATACATATAATAGATATAACAGAAAATAAACCCATTAAATTAAGAATCATAAATGAGAAAAAAGAAACTACAGAAAAAATATCAGAAGAGCAAGAATTTAAATATGATTTTGAAATTGATATTAAAGATGATAGTAAATTATTATCAAATACTATATTAATTTATCTATCATTTAATTCAGAAACATATACTAAATTTGTAAATAACATTATTAAAACTAATTATAATTTGCTAAAAGAAGAAGATAAATATATTGCAAAATGTTTTTTTAATCAAGGAGCATTAATACATAAAAATGAATTAAAATTATATAGCAAATATTCTGATAATATTGAATATATAGGTTATTTTGATATATTTGATATAAATTCTGATATTAATTTATATGATTTTGATCAAGAAAGATTTAAATCTTTATCAAAAAGTGATAAAGAATTTTTAACAATAACATCGAATAGAAAAGAATATATTATTCCAGATATGGATAAAGAATCTATAAGTTATGGTTTGATATATCCAAAAAAAGAAAAGAAATTAAATATAAATAATTTTAAAATATTAACAAGTGGAGAATCACAAGGTAAAAAAACAGGTATTGTTTGCGAATCTTTATTAAAACCACAACAAGAAATTATACTAAAAGAATATAATATAGAAATAGTTAAAGAAAAAAAGAAAAAAACAAAAAAGGAAATATGTAATATAATAGCGGAAAAAATGTTAAAAATAGAAAAATTAATAATATATCCTTTATATAAACCTAAAATCAAATAGTTAATATTTGAATATTTGTTAATTCTTTATTAAATAATAATTCTTTTTTATCATAAAATATTTTTTTATCAAATAAGAAAGATAAGAATAATACAAGAGACATATTCCATCTATTATTTATAATTGCACTCATAATTTCTGATGATTTTTTAACACCAAATACTTTAATATAATTTTTATTTGATATTCTATCAACTAATTTATTTTTAATATATTGTATATTTGTATCATCTTCCATAATATTTAAGTTATCACAAATAAATGTGAATGGTTTAATTTTTATTTCTTTTTTTGTATCTTTCTTACTTTCTTTTTTACAATCAATTTTTGTTTTTGTTTTATCAATTTGAACATCTTGTTTATCTATTTGAACATCTTGTTTATCAATTTGAATATCTTGTTTATCAATTTGAATATCTTGTTTATCAATTTGAACAGCTTGTTTATCTATTTGAATATCTTTATTTTCAATATTTTCTTTATTATATTGAACAAATTTGTTATAAATTTTTTCATCTTTATGTTTCCAAAAAATTTCTGTAATATTTGTAAAATCACTTTTATTCATATAATCAATTAAATCAATATTATTTGTCATTAATAATTAAATAAAAATAAACTATAAATCATTTTTTATTAAATATTCCTCGTGAGTTAATATATTATATATATTATTTGAAACTTGAATTGCATTTTTTTTTATAAATTTTTTTTTAAATAAATAAAATTTCATACTTGATGAAATTTTCAAAGATTTAGTAATATTTATATCTTCTGATTTATTATTTTTAGATTCATTTATATCATTATTTAATATAGTTTTATTATAAATTTCATTAGTATCTATTTTTGATTTATTAATAGAATCATTATACATTTTTTTCATAATTTCGTGTTTTTTAATTTCTTTATGAGATTTAATACAAAAAATAATATAATTGTTTATTTGATTTAATATATCAATATTTAACCAATTTAAATTTACAAATATACCATTGTTATTTTTAGTATAATTGCTATTATTATCATATAATATTTTAAAAATTTCGTATAATTCTGTTTGTGATAAAGAACTAATATGCCATTGTATTTTTTTACATAATTCTATTTTATCATTTTCAATTTTTTTTTGATTTTCTTTTTTAGATTTTTTTTGATTAACCATTTCATAATTATTATACTAAATATAATTTTATATAATTAATTATCATCAAATATTATTTCATCTAATTCTTCGTCCATTTCTTCTACTTCTTCCGAATAATCATCATCATCTTCTTCAGGTTCTAATTCTACTTCATCTTCACTATCATTATCTTGTTTTTTTTCATCATCATTTTCTTCATCCTCATCATCTACATTTTCATCTTGTGAAAAATCATCAAAATTTTCATCTACATAATCTTCATCAACTTCATCATCTTCATCAAGATTACTATCTAATTTTGATTTTATATTTTGATTTTTAGATTTTATAATTCTACCAATAATTGAAATAAATTTTTCATATAATACTAATTTTTTACCACATATTTCAACAAAAACTTCATCGCCAATGTTTATTTTCTCAAGATCAACTTCTGATTTTATACCTGCAGAAATTTTAGGTATAATAATTTCTAAGACAGGATAATTATCATAAAATCCTTGTGCTAAAAGCCCCATTGAATTTTTATTTTTTATTTTACATTTTGTTACTGAACCATTAACAGGGTTGCAAATTTCTGCTATACATTGTATATTATAATATACATTTCCATTAAAATGTTGCTTAATTATATTACCTATTGATTTTTTTACTATTTTTATACTATCTTTTTTTATATACCCATGTTTACTACATATACCTTCAAGTTTATCTTTTAATTTTTTATTAATTTTATTATCATAATCCTTATTTAATTCGTGTGGTTTTAAATATAATGATGTTGTGAATTTAATAGGTATAAATAATTCATTTGACATATTATATACTCTATATTATAATGCAATATCATTTTTTTTTATATAATTAATTATTTAATTTGAATAAATCATATTCATTTGTATCTACAAAGACATTATTAATATATTTACTTAATATACCTTCTAATACCATTTCTGGTGTAATATCATCATTTTCCATAAAAATTTTTAATAATTGTTCAGAAAACCCAGAAATAATTGCAGTCCCTTCAATATCACAAGTTATAGGAAATGTTTTCGTATAATCTGAATTTAAATTCCAATAAATTAACTTTGGTACACTTAAATTTTTTTCTTTAAAAGTATCAACAAATTTTTGATATAGTAATTCACTTGTTTCAATTTGATCATAATCTTTTGTCGCTTGATCAAATTGCATATCAGATAATATAACTATTTTATCTGGAACATTTTCATTATTTGTTAAACTATAATTACATACTAATTTCGATATTAGTTCAAAATTTGTATTATATCCCCAATCTGCTTTTCTTATAGATTCTACTTGATCTTTTAATGATTCTCCCTCTATTTGATGAAAATTTGGTTCAGAGTGAAAAGTTATTACCTTTTTATTATAAATTCCCTTTGAACAATTTGCAATTAACAATCCCATTGCAATTGCAACTTGAGCAGGTATACTCCCATTACAAGCACTAAACATTGATCCTGAAACATCTACAACAGCAAGTAAATTATCAAACAAGGTACTATTTTTCATATTTTCAATAATTGTATTCCATTGTGCTTCAATTGTACTATCTAGTTCATTATTATCAATAAGATAATATTTTACTAATTCGTGTGGTAAAATACCAGTTACGTTTATTTTTGCATCACCACTAAATACTTTAGTTAAATATTCATTATATCTTTCAGAATCGTGTTTTTGAAATGCATTTTTTAATCTTTTTGATGCAACTCCTGGAACAGTTTCATATTGCACATCAGACCATTTATTTTTGCAAATTAAACTTTCAACAATATTAATTTTATTTCTTAAAGGTACTAAATATTCTTTTCTATAAAATTGTAGACTTTTTAAATCCTTATCATTATTGCCTAACTTATCTAATATTTTATTTACAATAATTTGCGAACTATAATATTTCTTATTATGATAACCACCTTCTGATGGTGCCCATTTAGCACATAATGAAACATTTTTATTATCATTTAATGAATTTTTATCTTTAATAAGCTGTTCGGCAAATAAATCATATTCAATGTCATTTGAATTATATTTTGTTGCTAAAAATAATGCATCCTTCCAACAACCATAATCTGAAATATAAGTTTTTAGATTTTTGGTATATGTATTCATAAAATTATTTTTCTTTAACCACATTAGTGCTAAATTACTAATTTTTTTCTCTTTTTTACCATTCTTTCTATCTCTTGCATTAAAAATAATCGCAATGGTTTTATAAGGATCTTCCAACATACATTTATTTAGATGATTATCAAGTTCATTTAATTTTAAATTTCTTTCTAATTCTACAAATAAATCTAAATGAAAATTTGTTGTTGATTCAAAACTTAATGCATTATTTTCTGTTCTTGAAAAATTAGTATAATATAATTTTTCGTCTGTAAAATATTTTGCAAATAAATTATTATTATTTATAATTTTATTATAATTAAAATTATAAAAATTTTGTCTCAAAGTTTTTACAAACACAGTAAAAGAATTTAAAAAATAACTGATAATAAACATTTTTAAATATTTAATATTATTAAATAAATATCATTTTTTTTTTATATCTATTTTCTTTAGTAATGGCATTTCATGTGTTAAATGATATGTTATTTTTTTTTTTGAAAAATAATTACTATTATATGCTGATTGTAAAATTTGCTTTAACTCTGTAATTTTATAAGTTTTATCATATGAAATGTTTTTTTTTAGATTACTAATTAAGTTATTATTAAAATTACTATTATTGTTCATTTTAGTAATAAAATTGTTAAATTATAATATCATTTTTTTATTTATTTAAAAAAATGATATTTATTTTATATATCATTATTTTAAAAGATGTTTAAAAACTATACTTTTGATAGTAGTTTGCCTATTAACAGATATTCATTTGAAATATTTGATATTGATATTGCTGTTATTAATTCTATTAGAAGAGTTATTTTATCTGATATAGAAATTCCTGGAATGATTGGAGAAGGAAATGATGTTTCAATAAATATAATTGCTAATAATGGCCCATTACATAATGAATATTTAATTCATAGAATTGGTTTAATTCCTATTTGTTTAAAGGAAAGTGAAATAGATAGTTATGAAGATAATTCAATTGAATTAGAACTTAATATGGAAAATACTGTAAATAATACAATAAATGTAACAACAGAAAATATTACAGCTACAAGAAATGGAATTAATGTAGATAAAAAAGAATTATCAACTATATTTTATCCGAATAAAGTATCTAATGATTATATATTAATTACAAGACTGCGTAATGGAGAAAAATTACATTTTAAAGGAAAAGTTGTAAAAAAAAATGGAAAATATAATGCATCATTTAATCCTGTTTGTCTTGCAAATTTCTCTTATATGATTGATAAAACTAAAATCAATAAAGATACAAATATTCTTGATAAAGAAAGACAATATTTTACAAATGAATATGGAGATGCTAATTATGTTAAATTTGAATTAGAACCAATAAATAAATATTTAACACCAAAATATCTTATAAATAAAGCAATCGAAGTAATTATTGAAAAATTAAATAATTTAATCAAAGAAATTAAAACAGAAAATATCGAAATCAAAAAATATTTGGATAAAGATAATACATATGAATTTAATATTAACAATGAGAATGATACAGTTGGTAATTTAGTTCAATCATATATTCATAATAAATTTATTAGAAAAAAAGAAAAATTTAAAGAAAATACAGAATGTCTTTATTGTGGTTATATTTGTCCACATCCTTTAAAAGATTTATTAATTATACGTATCACATTAAATGAAGAAAAAGATAAAAAAGTATTTGCTAATTTTCTTGAATATAATTTATTAGGACTAATAGATAATTTACATTCAATTAAAAGCGAATGGAATTTATTTATGAATAAAGATTAATAAGTTATAATAGTTTATTATTTTTTTCATTTAATCTATTAAGATTAATACTTTAATTTATGGATATAGATACTGAAATAAATGATTCTCCAGAAATTAATGATGAAATTATTTATTTAGAGGAAGAATTGCCAGATATTGAATATTATGAAATAATGAGTTTTGATGAAATATCTAAAGAAAATCCTTCATTTATTGCATTTTCAAAAAAAGAAATTTATAATGAATTATATGATTTTTTTGAAAATGCAAATAAAACAAACAATTTTATAGACCTTTTTTATAATGTTGTTGAAAAAAAAAAAATTAATACAAATAATTATGTATTAGTATCTGATGCTGAAAGAAAAAAATTTTATGAAAATGATGATGAAGAAGAAGATGGTTTATTTGAATTTATTAATAGTTTTAAAAAAATTAATAAATATAAAGATAATATTTTTTCAAAAAATGAAAAAAATAAATTATTTTTTACAATTAATTATAATGAAAATTCTGATTTAGTAAGATTTAAACCATTTTACAAAACTAATTTAGAAATTAATAATACAGATGAAAAATATGTATTACTTGAAACAGATGATACAAATGTACCAATTAAAGAAATATATTATTCAACACCGAAATCAATAGAAAATGATTACTTATCTGATAAAGTATTATCTTATTTAAAACATAAAAAAAATATTAATAAAATAGAAGTATCTAGTGATAGCATTTTAGAAGAATTAAACAATGCAAAACCATCAATCGATATTATTATTGAAAATCTTAAATCAGAAGAGTTATTAGAATATGATAATTTAGATTACACAACTTTATTATTACTTTTAGAAAAATATGATTTTAATTTTAATAATATTGATCAAAATGAGCAAGATAAATTAGTTTTTATTCTAACTAATATTTTAAATAAATTAAAAGAAGAAAAATATGATTTTAAATCTGTTAAAAGTAAATTAATCAATATTGTAAATCATAAATATTTATTTTATGATAAAGTAAATAATATATTTAAATTATTGAAATTTACAGATGATACTATTATAGAAAATGAGAATATAATTGATAAACTAGAAGATGAAAAAAATAGTTTAGATAATCCAGATTTACTATTTAATAATATTTATGATATTTCTAAAGCAATTTATAATGAAGATATTGATATTAATTTAATTATTGAAAATATAAAAAATATTATGAATAGACAAATATTAGAAAATGTTATAATTAATATTAAAAATTATAATACAAATAATATAGATGATGTCGAAGCAATATATAATAAAATAAAATCAGATTTTGATAATATGAAATTTTTCAAAGATAATAATAATCTTGAAACATCAAAATTTATAGATTTTTCAAGCGAAATAATTGAAGTTAAAGAAGCAAATGAATTATCAAATTATATTCATAATCCAACATATAATATAAATGAAATAACCGAAGATTATGTTGATTTGGATAATAAGGAAGATTTAGATGAAGTTGAAAACATTGACTTAAATATGACACAATATACTGTGAATTTATTTGATAAATATATAAATATTTATAAATTTCAGGATGCAATAGGATTTAAAGAGTTATTAAAAATAATTTTACCAATATTATCTAATTTACACGATAAATCTAAATTAGATATAGATTATAATTATATTTCAAATGAACTTTTTCAATATTTTGCAGGTGTACCTACAAAATGTTTTATGATAAAAGAAAAATTTAAAGAAAATAATATTGAAATAGGAGATGAATTAATAAAAAATATATCTAACATAAGTTTTAAAACTGTTTTAAATGATTTAGATAATATTAAAGTAAGTATATCATATTTTGTTTCAGATAATTTAAATAAAATTACTGATATTGTTATATCAATTAATACAGAATATTTAACAATAATTAAAGATGCTATTTATAATTCTATTGCAATCTGGATTTTAAATATACAAAATGCTATTTTAGATGGTACACATTTACATAATTATAATTATAATCATATTCATTTATGGTCTGATAATGGATATCCAATCGATAAAAGCAAAAAAATAGGAGTAACAATATATTTATGTGATATAATAACAAATTTTTTTGAAAGTCAAGAAGAACTTAATTTCTTTAAAATAGATATTAAAATTATAGATATTATAACAAATATAATCGAAAAAAAATACAAAGATATTTTAGATAATTTAATAAAAATCGCTGAAGTTAATGATTTTAGTAAAATTAATAAAAATAAAGGCAAATCATACCAAGTTGATCTTGTAGATAATTTAAATAAATTTAAAACAAATAAAACACTATTATTAAAAGATAAGATGTTGTATAACTATGTAAATGCTCTTGTTTATATGCCTGGAATTAATTATAATAAAATACATAAATATTTATTAGGTTGTTGTTTGCAAAAGATAGATGTAGATTTTTTACCCGATAGTGATCTTAAAAATAAAAGAAATGATTTAATTGCGGCTAAAAATTATTTTTCGAAAAACAGAGTTAATTATAAAAAATTAGAATATATGTTTATGCCTATTAAGGAAGATATCGAAGATAGTGATGATGAAAATATTGATATTGATGATTATTATGAATTAAATAAATTAACATATAATATTCATAATAATGATGAAATTATTAGTACATATGATCAATGGTTTGAAAATATTAATAAAAAAGAAAATAATAAAATATTTACAGAAAATAATTATTTAAATATATATAAAAATGGCAGTTCAGAATATATAAAAATTATTAAAAATTATATACAAATTATGCAAAAAACTATTAATAGTAAAAAAAATCAATTTAGTAATAATTATATTGATAATATTGATAGTGTTAATTTTAAACAATTAATAAATAATACATCACAAATATTATCTAAATATTATTATAGTAATTTAAAGGATAACCCTAATTATGAAGATAAAATAATTCAGAATTGCTTATCAGATATAAAAGTTTTTTCAAATGAATATAATAATTTAAATAAAATTTATACAGAAAATAATAAAACTGATATCATAAGAGCAAAAGCTTATATAACTATTAAAATTATGTGTTTACCATTTAATCCAGATATAATTCTTGGTGAAAAAATGTATATACAAAATGATGATGTAGAACAAAAAAATTATTTAGATATATTTAAAAATATATTTGATATTTCTAATAAGATTTTAATAAATTGTAAAATACCAACTTTTGAAGAAAATCTAAATTTTATTAATAGAATGAGAGAAGAATTTAAAAACAAAAAATTAGACGTTTTTGATAAACAAACAGAAGAACAAAGAAAAGTTTTTAACGAACTAAATAAAATAGGAATAAGAGTTGAAAATTTAGAAATAGATTATGATGAAACAAACCAAGTAAATCCAGAAATTAATAATGATGATAATTTCTTTGTTTTAAATGGAGAAAACGAATTTATGTCAAAAGAATCAGATAACTATAATGATGATTATCTTGATAATTATGAAAATGGACATATATATTCTTAAATTATTTTACAAGACTATTAATAATTGATAACTGATTTTCAAACAAATAATCACTTCTAAACATTTTTCTAATATTATCATTAGAATCATTCCATCTATCAATACGAATAATTTGTTTTTCTAGTTCACTTAAATATTCGGTATGCGATACTATTTCTAAATTTATTTTATTAATATTACTTTCAATAATAGTAATATCATTTTTATAGTTATTTTTTTCTAAAATTAAATTATCAAGTTCTGTCTTTTTTTCTTTAACTAAACTATAAATTAACATATTATCAAAGTTAACATCATAATTTTTATTTACGAAAGAATAGTTTAGAGAATCATATTCAGTTTTTTTAACTGAATAATTAATTTCTAGTTGAATATATCGATTACCAAGTTGTTCTAATCTTTCTAAAAATAAATTATATTCTTCGTATTTATAAGCAATAATTTTTTTGATATTATTTATTTCATCATAAACGGTCTCTTTATTCATTTTTGTTTATAGTTATTAAAATAAATAATCATTTTTTTTAATTTTACTTTAATAAAAAAAAAAATGATTATTTATATAATATTTTTAATTATTAAAGAAATGGCAGCAATCAGCTACGACGACAAAATCTCAATCAAGTACGAAACCAATAATTACAATATTTCATTTGATGTGAAATTTGGAGAAGGAAAAGATAGCATTGTTTGTGAAAATGAAAAAATTAGAAAAGAATACAAAGAGGACTATCCTGTAGAAATTTTCGAATTTGGTTCGGGAGAAAATCTACAAAAAGGATACCGTGTTGTAGGAAATGAAGGCCCAATTGTTGTTAATTTATCAAATATTTCTGTTAAAAATAATAAAGAATCAAACTATAAATATGCTTTAGGATTTGCAATTGATAATAAAGAACCACAATATTATTGTGAAAGTGATTCAATTCCTTACAATATTGAAAGAGACGGGACTTTATGGACTATTCCCGCAAATGATTATCAATCATATAAATTTGATCAAAATCCTAAAGCAGAATATCAATGGGTAGTAAAAAGTGCATTAGATAAAGATTATGAACCAACTGAAGAAGAAAAAGAATTAGGAATGGAAAAAACATCAGATACAACGGGTTTATTTTATATCACATTTATGGTATATAAAAAAGAAATTTATGAAGAACCTACAAGAGGAATTTCACGTGGAATTACTCGCGGAGCAACAAGAGGTGCTACACGTGGTGAAGTAGAAAGTGATGCAGGACGCTTTGGATATGGAAATAGTGCATCATCAAGTAGTTTTAAATCAGAATATAAATTTGCAATTAATACGGAAAAATATATTTTACCCATTAGAACTAGAATTCGTAAAGAAAGTGAAAAAAAAATGTTTAATTGTTCTGAAACAATTAGAGGAGCAAGTCTTAATAAACTAAAACAACAAACTATTGCAGTACCGTTCTAATGATTTAATTTATTTAATAATATTTTCTTTAATTTATCTTGATTAAAATAATATTTATTATTTTCATTTATAGAATTTAATTCATTTTTTGTATAATACTCGGAATCTAATTTATTAATTAATATTTTTTCTATTTCATTATTAACATAATTATCTTTAATTGTATATTCTGTATCACAATTATTACAACTTATTTTTGGAACAATATATTTATTTTTATGATTAACATAATTATCTAAGTTAATGTCTTTTAAATATTCATTATTCATTATATTATATTCTTGAACATTCCCAATTATATCTAAATTTATTATATAAAAATTATCGTTATTATAATAAACTATTAAATTAATATGTTTACCATAAATTTTACAATCCCTGTAAAGTAATATATCTATATTAAATAATAGATTATTTTGATTATTTAAATTATATTTAAAATACTTAAATATAGAATATATATTTTTAATATCATATTGTTGTATTGTTTTATTAAAATATATTAAAAATTTTTTATATAAATTATATATTTTTCCTGTAGGATCAATCCATTCGGACCATTTAATTAAATCGGTTATTTTTAAAAGAACATCAATATTATTAAATATATTTAAAATATTATACATTTTTTTTTTATATTCTATATCATTATACTCAGCATTATACATACTATCATTATGATATGTTAAATCATTTGACGGTATTGAATCTATGAAATATAAAGGCTTATAATTTTGATCACTAATACCATTATAATATATACAATTATTTGAAAACTTTTCTAATAAACAATTATTATCAAAAAATATTTTAATTGTTATAATAAATAATAATATAATTGATATTAATATTAATATGCCTTTCATTAAATAAAAGTACCTCCTTATAATATTATAAATATAATATTATAATATTTTAGAAAATATACATAATGTATTCAAGAAAATATATTATTATACTTATATATATAATATTAATTTTATTTATATTTTTAAATAAACCATCAATAATGTTCGATCACAATGGTAATATTAAACATTTTGGTTATAGTAACGATAATGATATGTTAAAATCATTATTAAGTATCGAAATAGTTATACCAATAGTTGTAATATTATCTTATATTATTTATTTAAGTATTCAATTAATAACATAATTAAATGGAAAATTATGATTTTATAAAAGAAAAAATTATTAATTTGATAAATAATCCGGATGTAAAAATATCATTTAAAAGTTGTATTATTATTTACGGAAAAACCAGGAATAGGTAAAACATACACAATTGATAAAATATGTTCTGAATTAGAATTAAAAGTTGTAAAATTTACATTAAATAATTGTCCAACATCGGATAATTTCGAAGATTTATTATATAAAAGTATTACTATTAAAAATAATTTTCTAGAATTAGTTTCAAATAAAATTGAGAAAAAAATTATTATTATTGATAATTATGAAATATTATTATCAGTCGACAGAACAATAAATAACACATTATACAATATATTAAATAATAAAAAATTTAAAAATATTAGTATTGTATGTATATGTAGCAACGATTTATTAAAAAAAATTGGAAATATAAAGAAAAAATGTAGTATATATGATTTTAAAACACCAACCCCGGAATATATTTATGAGATATTAAGAAAAAAATATAATTATACTAAAGAAAAAGAATTAAAAGAAATTATAAAAAAATCACATAATAATATTGAACAATGCTTTTTTTTAATTGAAAATAGAAATAATATGAAACTTAATAAAATAGATAGTATTGATAAAACTTTATCAATAGAATATTTATATGGAAATAATTATAATAGAGAAAAAGTTTCAAAAATATTATATTCAGAATCTTGGTTAATACCTTTAAGATTTCACGAAAATTTAGTTATTGAACTTAAAAATAGAAAAACAACTATGATACAAAAAAATAAATTATATAAAAAATTTATATATGATATATGTCTTTATGATTTATTAATGAATAATAATTGCATTAATGGTGGGATTGATATTATTTGTTCGTATGTTGCATTTTTATCCGAATTAGGAAAAAAAAAAAATTATGAATCAAATTTAGATAATTTTACAAAACTATTAAGTTATTTATCTTTACAAAAAAAATACGTTAAAAAAAGTTATTTATTTAATGAAAATTTTTTTCAAATTGGTAATTATCATATAAATTCATTAAACATAAATTTATATTCTTAAAATAGATAGATACATAATAATAATATGAATACACCTGAAACTCCGGTTAGCAATACTTTAAATTCTATACGTCAAAAATCTTCAAGAGTTTTTGAAGAAATGCAAAGTTTAGGAAATAGTACACAAGCTATTATTGGATTAGTATTATTAATTGCTTTTTCTGTTATAATAGCGTATTTAATGTATAGTTATATATCCAAAGTTGTATTTAATAAATACAAAATAATTGTTCCCAAAACGAAATTGCCATTAATAGGAAATGTCAAAAATGAAATAAGTTTAGATGATGATTTACCTGTTTCCGAGGGAGGTAATGGTATAAGAAGATCTTATACTTTTTGGATATATATAAAAGACAATGATCATTCTCATTTTAGAAATATATTATATCTTTCTAAAAATGGTGAAAATGAGATAATAAATACATCCCCTCATATATTTATGGATAAATCAAATAATAAAATGTATATTAGATTTAAAAAACAAAACAAAGACTCTAATAAATTAGATGCAGCCTGTGACGCAGATACTAAAAAAAATATACATGACTGGGCAAGAAGTCAATTTGATGATGGTACTAATGAACCTAAAGAATGTTTCAGAAAATATATGAAACAAGGAATAGTTATAGATTATGTACCTATGCAAAGATGGGTACATATTGGTATTGTTATAAATGACCATACATCAAATTCGAATGGTGGATACGGTGCAAGTATATCCGCATATGTTGATGGTGAATTAGTAGCTGTAGCAAATCATGAAGAACCATTAAGAGGTTTAGGCAGTTCAAGCGAGCAATATACATATAATATAAATAACCTAGATTTAGATAATTTTACTAAATTAGTTGTTGGTGGAGAGCAAAGTTCGGGTATATCACCTGGATTTTCAGGTTTATTATGTAAATTTGCAGTATTCAATTATGACTTGAATGATAGAGATATACATAATGATTATAATAAAGGTCCTGTTGATAATTTAATGGCTAAACTTGGAATTGGAACATATGGTGTTCGTTCCCCGGTTTATAGAATATCATAAACAAAAAACAATTTATTTTTATAATATATTATTAATAGAGTAATTATAAATTTAAAATGATATCAAATATTATTCAAATAATTTTAGCATTATTTATTATAATAATATTATATATTATTGCTTATTATACTTTTAATTATGAATCGATGAGTATTGTAAAAGTAATGGGAGGAAGTAAAGCAAAAAAAAATAGAATTATTTAAAGGTATATATGATTATTCTTTAGAAAAAGAATTAATCTATAATACTTATAGTAATAATACAACTCAAGGAGCATTCAGAGAATTAATACCATCAATAAATCAATATGGTGGTGCAGAATATTCTTATAGTTTTTGGTTAAAAGTTGATCCTCAAAAATTAAAAACTGTAAATCATAATGATGAAAATATAATATTATTTTTTAGAGGTAGCAAACATTACATAAAATATAATACACCAAATCAGAAAAATTGTTTAATGGAACATAATAATAAATATATTTTAGTTAAGAATCCATTAATTAGAATGAAAAAAGATGGAACATCTATTATTGTAGAATATAATAGTGTTTCTAACCCCGATACTTTTAGAGAAGATGGTATTGAAAAAATAGATTGTAATGGTGATTGGAATTCAAAAAATAAAGGATTATTAGGAATATATAATATGACTGATAATGAATATAAAAATAAATGGTTTATGTTTACTGTTGTTTTACAAGAAATTACACCCGAAGATGACATATTACATAGATTTAAGACAAGATGTAAAATATATTTAAATGGTGTTAATATGTTAAATAGAATAGTTGAAGCACCATTTAATGGTCAAGACAATACAAGTTACGGTTCCGCCGCAATGAAACATAATAGAGGCCAATTATATATAAATCCCGGCAATATACTAGGAGATAATAGAGCAATATTTTCTAATACAGCAAACGGAGAAGGTGGATTACAAATAGCTGATTTATCATATTTTAATTATGCATTAGACCAAGATGAAATAATTAAAATATTTAAAAAAGGATTTAATAAAGAAAGATATACAGTACCAGAAGAAGAGTTAAATGAAATAGATTATACTATTACAAAAATAGATTTAGAAAATATCAAAAAATTCCCAGATGGTTATTAATTATATTATTTAAAAATATATATATTAAATATAATAATGGGAGGTGGTTTACTACAACTTGTTTGCAGAGGTCAACAAGACTATTATTTATGCAAAAATCCAGATTTTAGTTTATTTAAATATGTATATAAAAAACATACTAATTTTGCTATGGAAACAGTGCGTTTGGATTTTAATAATACGCCTTTATTTGAACCAAATATATATAATGGAGAATATAAATGTAAAATCTTAAGATATGGCGATTTACTTAAAAATCTGTATTTTTGCTGTACATTACCGGATATCTATTCTTCAAGTACATTAGCATTTAAATGGGTAAAAAATATAGGAAATATATTAGTCAAAACTGCAATAGTTAAAGTAGATGGAAACACAATAGATACTTTAACTAGTGATTGGTTAAATATTTGGAATGAATTAACAATGGGTTGCGACGATGATAACTTGGGTAAATTAATTGGAAATGTTCAGGAATTAAATAATCCAATTGTTATTAATTCTAGAAAAGTAATTTTAAGTAATAATAAATTTGCTTATAATTACTATCCTGCGTCATCAAAAAATAATAGTATACCATCAATAAAATCGCATAAATTGGTTGTTCCTTTATCTTTTTGGTTTACAAGAAATCCATCTTTAGCACTACCACTACTAAGATTACAAGGAAATGAAATAACATTAACAATCAGATTAGAAAATACAGAAAGATTATATACTGTATATTCATATGATATTAATGAAAATGTAAGTCCTTTATTTTATAATGAATTATATAGTAAAGATTTAAGTAGTGGAATCAAAAAAAGAGAATCAATTAATATAAAAACTTTTACTAAATCATTAAATATAGATCCTTATATAGAAGCAACATATGTATTTTTAGATAATGTAGAAAGAAATATGATTTTCAAAAAAACAATTATAAATTATCTTGTTGAACAACTAGAAATAACAAGTCAAAATAGTTTCAACGTAAACAATTTAATTGGTAATATAAATGTTAATACAAATAAACCAACTAAAGAAATTATTTGGATAACAAGAAGAAACGATTATATCAATAAATTTAATTCTCATCAGAATTTTACAGCATCTATTAGACAAAATAATAACTATCCTATACTAAATAAAGCTAGTATTATATGGGATAAAACAAAAATTATAGTAGATGATAAAAACAATATATTTTATAACAGAATACAACCATATCAGTGTCATAGTAATGTTCCAAATGAAGGAATATATTTATATTCTTTTGCAATTAATCCAGAAAAAAATAATCCATCAGGATATTATAATGCTGCACTAGTTGAAACTAAATTGAGACTAGAATTTAATAAATATAATGAATTTGATGAAAATTATAACTTAAATTTAGCATTAAATAGACATAATAAATTTAAAGATGCTGGTATTAATGCTAGTTTAGATAATTATTTGGTAGATGTTTACTCTATAACTTATAATATATTTGAAATAATTGGTAGAAGTGTAGGTATGAAATTTGCTTAATATTATTTTTATATTTCATTTTATTAGATATAAAATGGACTTAACATTTTTTATTATTTGCGTAATTCTTATTTACTTAATCTATTATCTAATATCTTGCATTCAATCTCTTAATAAAGAATTGAAAGAAGTAAAAACAAAATGTATTAAAACTGATCAACCTTTAACAGTTGATACTCCAGATGTGACAGAAAAATTAAAAGATGAAACGATTTCAGGATTTGATTTTCTTAAAAAACTTTTTAATAAGTAAAATTGTTATTAATATAAATAATATAAATATCAAAATATAATTTATATTTTCTTTAAATATAAATCTTCTAATTCGTTTATTATCATATTTAGTATTAGTGTTTCCAAAAGGAAAAGAAACAAAAATAGAATTTATATTATTTTTATTTTTAATATAATCATTATATTTAGTATTAATAAATATCTTATTTTCTGTATCAATTTTAATATTACTATTATAGCATTTATTTAAAGCTTTTTGATCATCTTCATTATTTTGTTTAATCATACAATTAAATAATAATTTTAAATATTTTACATATCCCATAAACATACCCATATTCGGCAAAATGTCATTTTCATATTTTCCAAAATTTATATTATATAATTCTTTTCCAATTGATTTATTATCTATTAATAACAGATTAATAGGATCTTTTGAAATTAGAATATTTGTTTTATATGATAAAAATAATTTCTTTAATTCATTATCAGTAAAATTTATATTTATTAATGAATCAAAACCATCTAAATATACAATAATATCATTATCATTTTTAGTGTTTATATATTTAATTAATTCATTAATTTTATCAAAATAATCGCGAAATTTAGTATTCCAACCAACAACATCTATTTTTTTATTAAACTCATTTTTAGTTAACTTGTCAAATAATCCTTCCGAATGTGTTGCATAAGTAACTAAATAAATTTTTTCCATATGTTAATAATTATATAAATTAATATACCTAATAATATCAAACTTAATATATATGATAATAAATACATTAACTTAAATAATAATGCAGGTTTATTGTTGCTATTTGTAAATTTAGCAATTTTTAACCATAATAATCTTATTATTTCAGGCACTGGCCAATTTTTCGAATTTTCAGTATCTTCAATTGGTTGATAAACTAATGGAATATTATAAAAATATCTATTATTATTGAAATAATTTTGAAAAATATCCCAGCAATATATTTTTTTATAATTATAATTTAAAACTTTTTCCCTATATTTTTTGGAATAAATAACTGAATGTGTATATATATTTAAAATTCCTCTATTTATATTTAAATTATATGGAATAAATAAAAATGGAATAGTTCCTAAATAAAAAGAAAAACTTGTATTTTTATTTTTTATTAAAAAATTATCTATTTTATCAATTACATTTTTTTCTAAAATTTTTTCACTTAATATAAAATCGTCCTCTAATATTAATATATTATCATAATTATTTTTTTTTGAATGATTAAATATTTTTATATTACAATCAACTAGGTCTTTTGCTGTTGTTGTTATATATTCTTTTTTTTTTGATTTTTTAAAACCTTTATTATATAAAATATAAACTTTTTTTGTTAAATAAATTTTTTTTATTTGATCCATTATATTTTTCAATCTTTTTTCATTACCTTCTAAATAAATTATATATGTTGCATCTATTGAATTATCAAATAAACCAGTTTTATTTTCATATAATACTAATTTATAACTCGTATCCATTATATCTAATAAATATTTAAAATAAATTCGTTATGATGCACTTTATAAATAACATAAATTAGTAAAATTAACATTGATAATAATAAATCACATATCATTCTGTATATATATCTAAATAATAATACATTATAAACCAAGGAATATAGACTAATTCTGGTGTTATAATTGAAGAATTTGTTGCATATTCATAATAAGCAAACCAAGTTGATAATAACATAAAAAATCTACATAAATATACTTCTAATTTTTTCAATTTATTTTTTTCTGAACTATTTTTATATATATTTAAAAAATCATAATCAATTTTATAATTATCATTTTTATCTTTTTTCATTTTTGTTAAATCAATCACATCACCCAATTCTAACATTAGAACATAAATAAATGTTAAAACATAAAATAAAGGTTCTATTTTATCTAAACCACCGTTAATTAATGATGGAACAATTTGCTGCTTAACAAGTAAATTTTCGTTATTTAACATAAATGATAAATCAGGATGTAAAGTTTCTGCAAAAATTCTACCAATAACAGACAATGTTGCTATACGCCCATGTTTTAGTTCTGATGTTTTTAAATTGAAATTTGATAAATAAATTTTAGCACAATTTGGTAAATTATTATTATTTTTTATTTTTAAGAAATTTTTTTTAATTTTATAATTAAGTAAACTTGGATTAAACGTATAAATTTCTGTTATATTCATTATAAATAAAAATATAATTAATAATTTTTTCATATTATTTTTATTTATTTTAATATTTTTAAATAATATTTAATGTTGATATATTAACATTAAAATGTTTTAATGCTTCTAACGCCGCATTATTTTCTGCATCTTTTTTTGAATTACCAGTTGCTGTTGAAATTACAGCATTATTTTTATCTTTAACACAATATTTAAAAACTTTAACAGAATCTTTTGTTGATACATTAATTTCTAAAAATTTTGGAATATCTTGTAAATGATGTTGCATATAATAAATAAGCATATCTTTATAATTAGTTTTATTTGCTATTAATTCACTAAAATCTATATTATTTTCCACAACATTAATAATCCAATTATAAACTAAGTCATAATTTGAATTAGAATCAAGAAAAAGTGCAGCAATAAATGCTTCAAATATATCCTCCATTATTTTATAATTATTTCTACCATTTGATTCCTCTACTTGTTTAGAAATAATTGCATATTTATTAAAACCTATTTTATTTGAAAGAAAACCTAACATTTTACCATTAACTATTTTTGTTCTTATTTTAGATAAAAATCCTTCATTCTGATCTGGATATCTTTCGAATATGTAAGCAGATATTACCATATCTAATATTGAATCTCCTAAAAATTCAAGTCTTTCATATGACATATCCTGTAGTGGTAAGCAATTTTCAGGACATTTTGTATTACTATTAATAAAATCGTGATTTTTCATTGTGCAATAAGATTGATGTACGAATGCAGTTCTGTATAAATTAATATCATCAATCTCATAATTATTTAAACCATTATTTGATAAAATTATTTTTAATGTATCAATATCTAATAAACAATTTTTATCATTATAAGGCATTTCAAGAACATCAATCTCTTTTGTTTTATTATGTAAAGAACTAATTTTATTCATATTGATTGCATAAAAATTATAATAAATCATTTTTTTAAATGTTATTAATACATAAGGAATTAATATATTTTTTATCTAAATGACTATTACTGATTATGCACCATCTGAAATAGAAATTAAGTCAATAGGTATTGGATTGATAGATAGCCAATATCTTGATTTAACATCTAGGGAATATCTTGTTGTTGGAGATATGTATAGTAATATTGAAACAGGACTTAATATTGGAGAACAACATAGTTATTATTGGTCTGATACTTGTAATATGTTGCCACAAAATATTTTATATAAAATGATTGTTAATAATAATGGAATAGGAATTAATACAACTAGAAATCAATTTAACAAAAATTTTTTAAATAATAGTTTAAATGGTATTTATATTGAAAATGGGGATATTTTCTGTGATGGTACTATTTCTGCAAGAAATATTAGAATTATAAATGAAGATGGAATGCCATATGTATTTAATGATTATATATTAAATAATAGTGAATATATTGTAAATAATTTAATTACTGCTATTAATTCAAATATTACATTAGCTAATTTTTATCAAGGATGGAACAAATCTTACTTATATAATGAAAAATTAATAAATAAAAATAATATATTTACAAACTCTTTTATAAATATTGGTGCAGGAGATGTTGATACAATTGATAACCTACACGCTATAAATGTTGTTTCTCCTGCTCAGACTAATACTATTGAAAATATACAACTTGCTATTAAAAATAGAACTTTATCACAACCAATTACATATCGTAATAGTGCTGGAGAACAAGTTTTAGTAAAAGAACCTGCTGGTTTACGAATGGGTATAATTGGAATGAATAATGAATCACCAGCAATTATATCCACAACATATGGTATGCCTCTTGAATTTCACGTTGGAAAATCATCTTTTGATATTAATAAACTATATCAAAATAGCGATGATACTACTATTAAAAAAGATATACCAGAATATGACAATTTAGAAAGTTATCCAGCAATGTCAATTACATCTAATGGTAATATATTAATTGGTAATGTAAATAATAATGAAGAATTTAATACAAAATTTCAAGTTTCTGGAAGTTCATTATTTGATAAGATCTATAAAAATGATGAAATTTCTGGAGAAACTTTAGAATTAGATGATATATATTTAAGAAAATTTGGAAATATATTTAAAGCATCAAATATTGAAGCTGGAAATTTTGGAGATGGTGATTATAAATTTATTTGCAATTTAAATATTGGTAAAAATTTAAATGTAGATGGTAATTTTAACGTTAATAATTTAGAAACAGATCAAATTAATACATATAATATCAATACTAAAATTATAACAACTGATACATCTGATGAAATATCACAATTTAATAACCCTTCTATTTTTACAAATAGTGTAGACTATTCAGATAATGTAAATGTATCTGGTACATTATTTTATAATAATTATAGATTAAATGCTCTTAGTGTTGAAAAAATAGAAAATGTAATAACAGATGGAGATGGTAATATAATACCACAATTTGCAGATTTAACTCAAGATGATTTAAGTGATCCAAATAATATTATTTTATATTATGGTTTTAATTCTAATAATAATATTTATCCAAGTGGAAGTAATTTAGCAGTAGGAGGTAGATTAGGAATTGGTATAGTTGAAACAGATGGTTATAATAATCATAAATTAATTCTAAAAAATGATACCAACGCAGATTTTGAAATATTAATAGAAGATTCTGAAAAATTAGAACAAGATACTATTAATAAAACTTATATTGGTCATATTAATTATAATTCTTTGGAAATAAATGATAGAAGTTTAATATTTAATACAAATTCAAATCCAACTGAAAAAAGAAATATATATTTTTATACTGGTATAGAAAAAAATAGTGTTATTAATAATGAAATATCACCAGCATTATCAATATGTGAAAATAATAAAATTGGAATAAATGTTGATATTAATAATAATATTGAACATACATTAGAAATAAATGGTACTTTACTAGTTAATGATATTTATGTTAATAATAATGGAAATGTAGGAAAAATTTACAGTTTTTTAGAAAACACAATAGGAAATACTAATTATCTTTTAATAAACAATGATAATATTAATAGTAAATATTTTTTCAATTATAAAAATTCTGATATAAATCAAAATATAGTTTCTAGAAGCAAAGGTTTAAATATACAAGGTGGTATTAATTCTAAATCTGATTCTATTGATTCTTTAAATGGTGGTTATTTTGAAAATAATGTTAAATTAGCATCATTTAAATATATAAATGCTAATGATTTTAGTTTAAAAAATCATCCAAAAACTTCATATATTAATACAAATATAATAATTGGTATACAAGATTTATCGGATGAAAGCAAAGAATCGCTTGTTAAAAATACAGATACATCAAAACCTTTAGTTATTAGAAATATTTCAGAAAAAGATTATAATGATACTATAATTAGATTGTATCGTGGAATTATCAATAGAACTGAAAATTTAAATGAATATAATTCTTCAAAATATACTGGTATAGATTTTTGTGAATGGGTTCCTTCAACAGGTAATAGAGATAAAGATAGATGGTATATATATAGAAATCATGATAACTTAGTTCAAACAATTGATAATTATCCAGGAATATTTGAAATAGGATATTCTGATAATGAATTTCATACAAATAAATCTGGTTTAGAAATATTTTATAGAAGAAATAATAATTCAATTGTATCTTCATCGCAACCCGCAAATCCAGAAGATCCACAAAACTACTATTTTGTTTTTAATAGACCTAAAACGGAAATAATTGATCCTGATTATATCAATAATATAAAAAATAAAAAAACTGTTGAAATTTACGGAGATTTAGATGTTAAAGGAAGAATATTTATTAATGGTGTTGAACTAGATAATATTGGCGAACATTCACATTCAATAGGAGATACAATTGTTCCTGGTACTACTACAAATGTTTATCACGATCCCAATGAAATAACTGATGATATTGAAATAACAGGTAAAAATATAGGTATTTTTCAAAAAATAAGAACAGTAATAGGTGATTATGATATAAATAGTGTTGATATAATGAATAATGTAAATGAAAATGAAAATAATAATGTAATATTTTATACGGCAGATGATAAATGTGTTTCAAGTTTTATTTCAACATACGAAAAGCATACTTTTGAAAAACAAAATGCAAATAGAGTTAAATTTGATCTAAAATTATCTAATTTTTACAAAGACAATTATCTCGATGATAAAGAAAGATTTAAAACATTTGATACAAATGTTATTAATTTTGTTTTGAGCGCAGAAAATAATAATCAAGATGTAGTTAAAAATGCTAATTTTAACTACGAATCTCTATTTTCAATTGAAAATAAAAAGAAAAAAATGATATCATTTTATAATAATACTGAAAATATATATGTTAATATTGGAAATCATAACTCTTATTCATATTTAAATAAACTTAACAATATATGTTTACATATTGAAGATAATTCAGAATATTTGTTACAATTAACAAATAACGAACTTGCAAAAAATTCTAAAATAGTTTTTCATAATAAATCGGAAACAAATAAAAATCATTTCTGGACAATTGATGCTCCAAATGTTAATACAAATAATTTTAATATTAAATATACTTTTAATGATAATGTAAATGATTTTGATGCTAATTATAACTTAAATACATCTGCTAATTTAACATTAACTAATGATAATAAAATTGGCATAAACAACTCGACCCCAATGTCTACTATTGATATTAATTCTTCGAATAATAATATTTTAAATCTAAGAAATTATTATTTACAAGATAATAATTTAGAATTAGATACTTCTAAATACAATCTAATAAATATTAATAATAATGATTTATTAGATACTGTATCATTCAATAATAAGAATAATTTTTCAATTATAGATTTTAATTACAGTATTACTTTACCTTCTGCTAATATACCAAATAAGACAATTGATGGTAAGGATATTTATGAACAATTTAAAACAACTAATGGTTATATTAAAACAACAAATAAATCAAATACATTTAGTAATAAAATCAATATTGTTATTTATAAAACTAATTTAACCTTTTCTTTCGAAGATTATACTGATGCTGATTTAGACAAATTTTGGAATTTTGATACAAATATTCATTTAAATGAAAATTATATATTAGAAATAAATAATAATAATTTATTGCCAACTTTAAATAATTTTCCCTATATATTAGATAGTAATAAGTGGAATTTCCAATTTAGTCAAGATTCGCATAATAATTTTAATATACAAAATTATAATTCCAATTTTATAATAACATATGATGATATTTTAAATACAGAAATTTCTTTTATTGTTAATAATAATTATAAGTATATAGATTCTAGTAAATTAAATATTAATTATGATTTAGTTAATATTGGAAAAAATTATGATTTTGTAGATGATAAATATAATTTACATTGCACTTTTGAAAATAAAATTTTTAATATTGATAATATTGAAAATTGTACTTATTATAAAACTTATGTAAATCAAAATTATAATAGCGAATTAAAAATTAATATTCATACTTCTAATGATTTATATATTGATTATGATATTAGAAATTCTAATTATAATATTGATGTTTTATATGAAATAGATAATGATTATAACTTTAATCTTTCAGGACCATCAACTCTTATTAATAACAATGCCATAAATACAAATTTAATTAGTTACTCATATAATTATGATACATTAACAAATATTTATAATTTTGAAACTAATAATATATTAAATAGTACTCCCGTTGGTATTAGTGTGAATGAGATATCTATTAGATCAGAACCCATAACAAATGATATATTATATGAATATAAAAATCAAAATCAATTAGTAAATTTATTAGGCAATGATATAGATATATCTTCAATCATTGATCAAAATATTAATATTTCAATTAATAATAGATACGATAAGTACATTGGAAATGAAGGTATAACTCACTATATTATTACTAATGTAGTTAAAGATAAAGCACATATTATATTTGAAAATGAAATATTAGGACAACCATCAATAATAAATAATGAAATTTATAGTACATTTGATGGACATTTAATTATAAAATCAAATGATACTACAAATAATGAAAAAAATGATCTAATTGAATTTAAAAATGATAACAGTATTAATGCGGAAAATAGTACTTTATATATCAAAAATATCACAGTTGATAATATTTTTGATAGAGCATCTGGAAATTCTATCATAAATTTATTAGAAAAAAAAGAATTGAATGAAACACATACTGCCGATGATTTTACAATGAAAACTATAAATCAAAATTTCATAACAAGTAACAAATTAATACATTTAACTAATCCCCAAAATACTTCTTCAGGCGCTGGTAGCACTAATATACTTAAAATTAAAAAAACAGCAGATTACGACAGTTTACTTGTTAATGGTGATATAATTTATAATGATGTTCTTGAAATTACAGCTAATAATAGTTTGGATATTATCGAAAAAAATATGTTATCTTTGTCGCTATTAAATAGTACTTCTATTGCTAATTTTGGTTCTGCAAATAATCCTGCTAAAATTGGTATCGGTATTGACAAAGAAGAAACTGATTATCATTTAGATGTTAAAGGGGATTTGCGATTAACTACAAATAATATATCAGAATTACAAAATCCACATATTGCTTTAAATTCTCATAGAAATAATGCTTTATTAGATTATTATGAAGATAATAAATATAATCATAACTTAATTTATTCAACTGATGGTGAATTTAAAATAATTGCATATAATGATTTAAATAGTAAAACTAAAGATTTAATTAAATTAAATGATGGCAAAGTTGAATTTGATGAATTAGAAACAACTAAAATAATTGCAAATGAAATTTATGATAACTTTGGTAATTCATATTTTCCAGATTTTCACAACTTAAATAATAGTGAATTTTTATATAATATATCTAATTTACATATTATTAGCAGCAATGTTCAATTTACAACATCTAATATTAATATTGCTTTAGAAGATATTAAAAATAATTATTTTAGTATTAACAAAGTTAGATCAATTGGATTAGATACTGTTCTAAATAATAATATATCTTTTGAAAATTTTGAAGGTATATACTATAATAAAGAATATAATTATGTATATAGTTCAATTGTACAAAAAGCTGCAAATGAATTTTATTCATCTTCTTTAACTCATCATACAATTAATCTTTTGACAGCTAGTTCAGATACTATTATTGCAGGTATTAGTGAAACAAGTGGATTAGTAGATGGTAAATTAGATTCTAGTGATCCAGAAATTCTCGACCCATTATTTAATTATATTACTTCAATTATTTATTCTGATAATTATATTTATGTCGCAGATCAAGAAAATAATAAAATAAGATTTTTAACTTTAAATAGTTATTTAGATTTAGATTATCGTAATATTGTTAGAACTTTTGTTTTTGATTCCCATGATTCCCAAGAAGATATAGTAAAACCAACAAGTTTAATTAAAAATAATAATATATTATATGTTTCAAATGATAAATATATTTATCAAATTGATATAACAGATATTGATACTAATTATGATAATTTAACTTATGAAATAATTGCAGGTAGTGATGAATTAGGTTATAAAGACAGTACTTTATCTGAATCTAAATTTAAAAATATAAATACAATGTGTTATGATAATAGTAAAAATATACTATATATATCTGATGATAATTTTTCAATTAGAAAAGTAGATTTAACTAATAATATTGTTAAAACAATAGCGGGATATTTACCTAATAATGTGGATGATGTATCATTTAGTGGATCGACAGTTGGAGATGGTATCGATGCACGATTTAATAATATAAAAAAAATAATTAAAGTTCCAGGTGAGGAATATTTAATCATCTTAGATAATGATTCTAATAATTCAAGAATATTAGCATATGATATAGAAAATAGTTTTGTATCATTGATTTATAATTATAATGGAGAAGTAAGTGATTTATTATTAGATATTGAAAATAATAAAATACTATATTTAATTACTAGATCAAGTTATTTTATCAAAATAACAATACAAGATGATTATGGTATTTATAATAAAACAAATATAACTTTCCACGAATCAGATACAAATATTTTTAGAATTACATCAATACCACACGATAGTATTAACTATCCTTATTATACTTTAGAAAAAGACTATAATCCTGAACAACTTGTTGATTCAATGACTGTTAAAACAAATTATAAAAATACTTTTGTTAAATTTGGTTCTGATGATACTTATAAAAAGGCTTTTATTGGTATTTCTAAAGAACCTGTTTACGGGACTGAATTAGATGTTAATGGTTTAATTCATACTAGCAATTTAGATGTTGATGATACATTAACATCTTTAAATATAAAAGGTAATACTTTAAAAATTAAATATTTAGAAAATTATGATACAGATGATACAGATATTATATTAAAATCTTCTATTAAAACTAGTGCTGATAATTTTTCATTCGGTAATTTGAATAATTATAATGAAAGACTTGAAAATATATATATTAGAAAAAATTTTGATATTGATAGATATAGAATATCAGTAGATACAGACGATAATGTTATAAAATTTACAAACACAATAGAATTTACAAACACAATAGTTTCAGGTACAAATTTTATTAAAACTAAACAAAATGGTATAATAATTCAGAATAATATAGATTACTCAAAATCTATAATTGATTATTCAGATAATAAATTAAATGTTGTTAATTATAATAGCGGTGGAGATGAAATATTAAGAGATGAAGATTTTTCAGGAACTATTACAACTTTAAATATTGATATTGAAAATACTTTACATTCATTTGAAGGGATTATTAGTAATTTAACAGTTTATGAAGATACTCATTTAAATTCTAATGTTTATATTTACAACGCATTAAATGTAAATAGTAATATTATTGCAAATAATGATATTATATGTAATGGCGTATCTTATTTTAATGATGATATAATTGTTCAAAATAGAATATCTACAAATGATTTATACGTTTCATCAAATATTTTAGTAGACGATTCCATAAATTTGAATGGACTATTAACAACTCAAGATATACATACAGATGATATTTATATAGATAATAACGCTGTTGTTAATAATGATTTAGAAATTATGCAAAAATTATTTACAAGTAATGAAGTATATTTTTATAGTAACTTAAATGTTCAGAATAATTTAATTGTGAAAGATACATTAACAACTTGTAATTTAGAAATTATAGGTAATTTAACTTATGTTGAAACAACACAATATCAAACAGAAAACTTGCATATTATAAATGATCAGGGTGATGGACCATCTTTAAAAATTACTCATAAGAAAAAAGACGATATAAGCGATGATAACAATATTGTAGTTATTAATAATATTGAAGATTCTGATTCTGATAATAAAAATATAATCATTAATGATAATTGTTATCTAGGTATACATAAAAGTCCAGAAGTTGAATTAGATATTTTAGGCAATATTCAATTTACAAACAGTATTAATAGTGTTTCTAGAGATGCACTAAATCGTATTCAATTATTAGATGAACCTATTTTAAATAAATTTGAAGATACATCAAACTATATTGGCAGAGTTGATAATGCATCTTCTAATTTTACACATCAAGTATATGATTATCTTAAATATGTTTCTAATCTCGATGTATTAAATGATTGGCATCATCCTATTGTGAAGGAATTTGATAATGCTGGTAATTTAATTGATAATTACAATATAAAAACAATTAATAATAATATTTATGTTAATTCAACAATAAATTCAGATGAATATTATATAGTATTAAAGAACGATACAGAATTTTCACAAAAACATTATCAATTATCTCTTGTTAATAATACACTTGCTGATGTATTACTTGTTGGAGGGGGGGGATTAGGAATAAATTCAATTTATAATGATATTTATTTAAATAATCGTTTTAAAACAATTTCAAAATTAAAAACAATTAATTTTAACAACTATTATTTATTTGATATTTCAGAAGATTATATGTATTATTATAATGATGATGATACATCAATATATAAATGTAATTTAAATGATTTAACAGATGAAACTCCACTTTTTAGTGTTATTAGTTTTGATTTAACAGATTCTATTATGAAAGTTAGCAAAAATAATGAATTACTTATATTAAATAAAGAGAATTCAATATTAATTAATAATTTGCATAAATCGACTAATATTGAAATTGGTAATGATATATCAGGAAACAATGATGGTAATTTCGAAGATGCTAGATTTAATAAAATAAAAGATTTTGCTATTAATAGTAAAAACAATATAATATATGTTGCAGAAAACAAAAAGATAAGAAAAATAGATTTAAAAAATGAAAAAGTATCAACTGTTATTACATTTGTGAATGATATAAGTTATATAGATATAACTAACGATGATAATTTTATATATATATCACAAATAAATTCTTCAAATCCAGTTTTATCTTATTCTATTATTAAACTAAATCTAAAAAATCTAGAAGTTATACCAATAATTGAAAATATCGCATTAGAAATAAATTATTTATCACTTGATAAAATAAATAATAAATATTTATTATATAATGATCAATATAATATTCATTATTATGATTTAATAAATAATACATCTTCACAAATTACAAAATATGATGATGATAATATTTATAAATATTTCAAAATTACTTACGATAATAATAGTATTATTTTTATAAAAAATGAATTATATATTTATTACTATAATTTTAATTATGAAAATACATTACCATTAAATTTACCTGCACCAGGTGGTGCAGGATCATTACTATTTAGAAAAGATTTAATATTAAATAAAGGAATATATGATTTATATGTTGCTAATAATTTATCAAGTAGTTATAAAATAGATGATGATGATTATTATCCTAATAATTATTCATTAAATGATAATTTTGATTCACAATTATTAGTGTGGTTAGATGCAAATAATGCTTCAAATAAAGCCAATCTATCAACAAATACAAGTAAATTACAGAGTACAATTACTATATCTGATGATCAATTTTATAATGATTCAGAAAGTGGTTTAAATTATTATAATTTTTTAAATTCTTTAATAATTCAATTTACTCAAAATAAACCTGAGAATAATTTAAATTATTTTATAGTTTTTAAAAATACAAATATTGATAATGCATCAAATACTAATATTTTTAATATTAAATTACAAGATATAACAATAGAAACAACAGAAACAACATCAAAAACATCAACAAGAGAATTTAGTTTTAATACAAATAATGATGGCAAATTAACAAACTATCAATATAATACGAATATTAACATTGGTGGAAATATAACTAAACAAACAAAACATACTATTCAACATAGTATTAATGAAATTAATATATTAAATATTCAAATATCTGAAAATTCTAGCGAAACAACTAAATTTTTTATGAATAATGTAATATTTTATGATGATAATAATACTACTCCAAACCAATATACTGAAAATTATAATTCAATATTAACTATAACTCAGAAAGATACTAATAATATTCAAATATATGAAATTATAATAATTAATAGAAATTTAGATGAAAATGAAAGAGACTCTTTATATAATTATTTATATTATGAAAATAACGATATTCAAATACCTAAAATTATAAAAACAATTAACGAAGATGGTTATAATACAATTGGTTTTGGTGCTATAGTTAATGGTGGAACATCTGCCAAAGAAAATTATAATAATATTAATTTACCTGGATTATATAAAGGATATGAAGTTTCGAACGATTATGTATTAATCAATGATCAATATAATAATAAAGAAATTGTATCTGATATTACAAATGGAGGTACAGGATATTCTGGATTAAATTATGATAATAATATATATAATGGTCAAAAAGGATTTCAATCAGACTCAATAATAAATCAAGGTGATTTATCTAGCTTACCAACAGAATATAGTTATGGTGCACCATCTTATGATATTAATAAAGAGTCAATAACTTATGGTAAAAATGGCAATGGAACTGATATTAGTACATTAATATCAGAAAATTATAGTGGCTCAGGATCTGTTGGGGGAATAAATAATATATTTTCTAAATATCCTATAATTAATAATTCTATTAATAAAAATATTTTAAGACTTTCAACAACTTCAGATACATATGATATAAATATATATGATACTATAATTAAAATAGATATCGCGTCAGAATTTAATGTTATAATGATAGATAGTAATACTACTACTGGTAAATATATTGATGCAACAATCAATTTAAATCCGGGAAATTATAAAATTATTATTAATAATAATGATAATCATATTAAATTTTGTAATAATGATGGTATAACTTTATTAGTAGATTCTAAAAAATTAGATACAGAAGATATGACAGGTTGGTCAAATATAGATACTTTACAAAATAATTATATATCGAGTTATGATCAATTTTATTGTAAATTAATTAAATTAACATTAATTGAAAAAGAAGAAGATGAAGAAGATTTAACATTTGATGATTCTGATACTAATTTTTATTATAATTTTGATGAAACAAAGAGTGGTTCTGGTATAATTATTCTAAAATATAATATTAAAAAAGATGTTGTTAATACAATTGAAGATAAATTTGATAAAAGATTGAAATTACTTGAAGAAGCATTATTGTTTTCTAGAATAAATACTTATAGTGATAATAAAGAATCTATTATGTTTTTCAAAAATAATGAAATAACAAAATATTATAATAATATGTTTATTGATCAATCATATACGGGTATTTTTGTTGATTTAACAGATAAAAATGAATATAATACTGTTGAAGAAAATTTTATATTTAAATGGTCAATTAAATATAATTTAGAAGATAATTATAGAGATTATGTACCTAATACAAATTCTAAGAATATTAATTTTATAACTAATACACATTTAATTAAATTTAATGATTATTTACATATACCAGTAAACAAATATGTATATATTGATAATGTAAATTTAGAAATTAATGATACAATTTATAATTATAATAATAATGCCTATGTATCAAAAATTGAATATAAAAATATAAATATTACACCAATTAAAACTGATATATTCCCAATTAATAATTTCAAATATAAATCAGATGATTTATTAACGCAAACCGAAATAACAATTGATAATAATTTAATTAAATGGTCTTCTCATAATGAATCATATGATGCTCAATCTGATAAATACTATCCTTTGAATATATTTAATCACAATATTAAATATGGAGAATGGGATATAGATAATTATAATGATTCTGATGGATCTTATATACCTTCTTCTGCAAGTTTTAAAATCGATAACTTAGATAAAGTAGGCGAGTGGATTTTAATAAATTTTGATAAAGAAATAACTTTAACAAGCATTGATTTAATATTAGAAGACAATATTAAATTAATGGAATGGTATTTAGGCGGTAGAAATGATATAACTTCAACTAATTTTGATAATATAATTGAAGGGGATGTATCCGATTCAGGAAACATTAGTATCGATAATGCCAATACATATACAAGCTTTATATTAATTGTTTCCAAAATTAATGTAAGAAATACCCAATTAAAAATCAAAAATATTAAATTATATGGTAATTATAAGGATTGGGATATTTAAACTATGAATAATACCATTTTTGTTTCTATTGCAAGTTATAGAGATAAATCTTGTAATGAAACAATTAAAAATTTATTAAAAATGGCAAAATATCCAGATAATATTTACATTGGCATTTGTCAACAAAATAAAGAAGGTGATCAAGATGCTTTATATAATATTGATAATAAAAACATAAATATAATTAGAATATCATATAAAGATGCAAAAGGTCCTGTTTATGCTAGATATTTATGCTCACAACTTTATAATAATGAAAAATATTTTATGCAAATTGATAGTCATTCAATGTTTATTAAACATTGGGATATAAAATGCATTTATGCAATAAAAAACATAAAAAAATTTAATTTAAGTCAAAAACCTGTTTTAAGTCATTATCCAAGAAGTATGAAAGATTATGATAGTTTTTCAGAATTAAAAAAAAATAAAATTACTTATGTAAAAGATTATTCGATAAATAGTTATAATGTTATAAAGTTTAATGGTGCTAAATTTATTGAAACAAATAATTCGTTTATAAAAACACCTTATGTTACAGGTGGATTTATTTTTACAGAAGGATCATTTTTAAAAGAAATTCCATATGACGATAAATTAGAATACTTATTTACAGGCGAAGAAATACTTAATTCAATTAGATTTTATACATATGGATACGATATATTTATTCCCAATGAGAATATAATTTTTCATAATTATATTAGAAATGATGAACCTAAATTATGGGATGATATTGATTATATCGATAAAAAAAAAATAATTAATAAAAAAATAGCAGATGTTTTAAAATGTAAAACAAATACTGATATTAATAAAATTATAAATAAAGGCGTTGGTTTTAATAGAGATATTAAGGATTACTATAAATTAATTAATTATATCAATTAATAATTTTCTTAATTCATCTATTTTTTCTTTGTTTTTAATTTTTTTACTTTCAATACTAAAACTAATAAATAAATTACCTTTTCTAGAATTATTATTGAAAATAGGTAGTCCTTTGTTTTCTATTAGATAATCTTTATTATTTAATATTACACCTAAATCTTGCGTATTTATTTTAATTTTTTCATCATTAAAAAATGGAATTTCTATTATTTTGCCAACTATAGAATCTACTAAACCTATTTGTGTTTTATAGTACAAATTATTTTCTTT